GCGACCTCATGATCAGAGGCGGCGACTTCTATGCAATCTGGATTGACGAACGGGGTATGTGGTCGACTGATGAACAGGACGCGGTCGACTTGATCGACCGTGAGCTGGACCGATACGCAGAAGAAAACCGCACGCGCTTTGACGGCAACATTCGCGTCCTCCATATGTGGGACGCGGAAACTGGCATGATCGACACCTGGCACAAGTATTGCCAGAAGCAGATGAAAGACCAGTTCCATATGCTCGATGAAAAGCTGATATTCTCCAACACGAAAGTGACCAAGCGCGACTACGCCAGCAAGTCCCTCCCCTACCCCCTGGAGCCGGGGGAGACTCCGGCGTGGGAGCGTCTGGTCTCCACATTATATTCTCCCGAGGAGCGGCACAAGATCGAGTGGTGCATCGGGGCTATCGTTACCGGGGAGTCCAAGAAGCTGCAAAAGTTTCTGGTCTTCTACGGAGCGGTGGGCACCGGAAAGAGCACCATCATCAATGTGATCATGCAGCTCTTCGAGGGATACCACACCAGCTTCAGCGCCAAGGACCTGGGCTCCTCCAGCAACGCCTTTGCTCTGGAGGCCTTCCGCGCCAATCCGCTGGTGGCCATTCAGCATGACGGCGACCTCTCCCGCATCGAGGACAACACCCGCATCAATTCGCTGGTGTCCCACGAGATGATGACTGTCAACGAAAAGTTCCGCTCCGCCTACTCCAACCGCTTTAAGACCTTCCTCATCATGGGAACCAACAAGCCGGTCAAGATTACGGACGCGAAATCCGGTGTCATCCGAAGGCTGATCGACGTGACGCCCACCGGGGACAAGGTTCCGCCGGACGAGTACCGGAGGCTGACCCGGCAAATCCCCTTTGAGCTGGGCGGCATTGCCTATCACTGTCAGGAGGTCTATCTGGAGGACCCGGACTACTACAACGATTATATTCCCATCGCCATGATGGGGGCCTCCAATGACTTTTATAACTTCATCGTGGACTCCTATCATGTGTTCAAACGGGACGATGGCGTGTCCCTGAAGTCGGCCTGGGAGATGTATAAGGTCTACTGCGAGGACGCCAAGGTGCCCTACCCCGTCTCCCGCATGATATTTAAGGAGGAGCTGAAGAACTACTTCCGGTGTTACGAGGAGCGGTTCAGCATGGGGGACGGGTCCCGCGTTCGGAACTATTACAGCGGGTTTCGGACGGAAAAATTTGAGGAACAGGCGCCGGAGGACAAGCCGGTGTCGCCCCCTCACCCCACCATCGACTTTGTGGAGGGGCAGGCTTCGGCGTTTGACAAGGACTGCGCCGACTGCCCCGCCCAGTATGCAGGCGGAGAAGGCACGCCCCGTAACAAATGGGAGCGTGTCCGGACAAAGCTGTCCGCCCTGGACACCAGCAAGCTGCACTACGTCAAGCTCCCGGAAAACCACATCGTCATCGACTTTGATATTCCGGACGAGCAGGGCCAGAAGTCCTTTGAGCGGAATCTGGCCGAGGCGAGCAAGTGGCCGGCCACTTATGCGGAGGTAAGCAAGAGTGGCTGCGGCATCCACCTGCATTATATTTATTCCGGAGACCCGGCGCGGCTCAGCCGGATTTACGACGACCACATCGAGGTCAAGGTCTTTACCGGCAACAGCTCCCTGCGCCGCAAGCTCTCCAAATGCAACAACCTGCCTATCGCTACGATAAGCTCTGGATTACCGTTGAAAGGAGAAAACAATGTGGTAAATTCCAAAGTCATTCAAAGCGAAAAAGGGCTTAGAGTTCAGATCAAGCGAAACCTCAATAAGGAAATCCATCCGGCTACTAAGCCCTCTATCGACTTTATCCACAAGATTCTGACGGACGCCTATGAGAGCGGTATGCCCTACGACGTCACCGATATGCGCAACGCGGTCCTGGCCTTCGCCGCCAACAGCACCAACCAGGCGGAATACTGCATCAAGCTGGTGAATAAGATGCCCTTCAAATCCGCCGAGGACGGGCAGGGGGTGAAAAACGACGAGGCCAAGCTGGTCTTTTATGATGTAGAGGTATTCCCCAATCTGTTCCTGGTGAACTGGAAGATCGAAGGCCCCGGTCAAACCGTGGTCCGGATGATCAACCCCAAGCCCACGGAGATCGAGGAGCTGATGAAGTTCCGTTTGGTGGGGTTCAACTGCCGCCGGTACGACAATCATATTTTGTACGCCCGGCTGATGGGTTACACCAACGAGCAGCTCTACAACCTGTCCCAGAAGATCATCAACAGCGAGAAGAAGGCCCGAAGCGCCAACTGCTTCTTTGGGGAGGCCTACAACGTCTCTTATACGGACGTGTATGACTTCTGCTCGGTCAAGCAGAGCCTGAAGAAATGGGAGATCGAGCTGGGTCTTCATCACCAGGAGCTGGGTCTTCCCTGGGACCAGCCGGTTCCGGAGGAGATGTGGCAGAAGGTCGCGGAATACTGCGACAACGATGTCGTTGCTACCGAGGCCGTCTTTAATGCCCGGAAAGCCGACTTTGTGGCCCGGGAGATCCTGGCGGACGTGGCCGGGATGACGGTGAATGACACCACCAACTCCCTCACCACCAGAATTATATTTGGCGGCAACAAGCGCCCCCAGGACCAGTTTAATTATCGAAACATGGGCGACACGACGCAGATCTATGATCCAAACCGGGACCTGCCCTTTACCATGGGAGAACCTGAGTTCGACGAGTTCACCGCCTTTGACAAAAAGGGACGCCCCATCTTCCCCGGATACAAATTCGAGGGCGGGAAGTCCCTCTATCGCGGTGAGGAGGTTGGCGAGGGCGGCTACGTCTATGCCGAGCCGGGTATGTACGGCGACATCGCCCTGCTGGACATTGCCTCCATGCACCCCTCCAGCATCATCGCGGAGGAGCTGTTCGGCCCCGAGTACACCAAGCGGTTCCAGGAGATCAAGGACGCCCGTGTGGAGATCAAACACAAGAACTTTGAGAAGGCCCGGAAGATGCTGAACGGCGCACTGGCCAAGTATCTGACGGATGAGGGTTCGGCGGACGCTCTGGCCCAGGCACTGAAAATCGCCATCAACTCGGTCTATGGCCTGACCTCGGCCAACTTCGAGAATCCCTTCCGGGACAACCGGAACAAAGACAATATCGTCGCCAAGCGCGGAGCCCTGTTTATGGTCAACCTCAAGCACGAGGTCCAGAAACGGGGCTTTACTGTTGCCCACATCAAGACGGACTCCATTAAAATCCCGGACGCAACGCCGGCCATCATCGACTTTGTGATGAAGTACGGTGAGAAGTACGGCTATACCTTTGAGCACGAGGCTACCTACGACCGGATGTGCCTGGTGAACAACGCCGTTTACATCGCCAAGTACGCCACGGCGGAGAAATGCCAGCTGGCTTACGGCTATGTGCCCGGTGATATTCGGAAACACCCCGGCGAATGGAACGCCACCGGCACCCAGTTCCAGATCCCCTACGTGTTCAAGAAGCTGTTCTCCAGGGAAAAGATCGTGTTCGAGGATATGTGCGAGACCAAGTCGGTCACCACCGCACTGTACCTGGATACGAACGAGACCCTGCCGGATGTATCCGAGTATGAGAAAGAGCTTGAAACACTGCGGAAAAAATGGCCGGACAAAGAGGGACAGTACCCCATGGATTATGACGAGGTCGTTGCGGATCTGAAAGCCAAAATCGAACCGGGCCACAATTATATTTTCATCGGCAAGGTTGGCTCCTTTTGTCCTATGAAACCCGGCTGCAACGGCGGTCTACTGCTGCGGGAGGTCGTGGACAAAAAGACCGGCGAAAAGAGCTATGCCTCTGCTGGCGGGGCCAAGGGCTACCGTTGGCTGGAGTCCGAGATGGTCAAGCATCTGGGTAAGGAAGACGGCATCGACCGGGGGTACTACGATGCCATGGTGGACGCCGCCGTTGCGGATATTTCCCAATACGGAGACTTCGAGTGGTTCGTATCCGACGACCCCTATGTGAAAGCGGACGATGACACGCCACCCTGGTTCGGCCCCGGGGAGCCCTATGGCGATGACGCTACCGCCTTTGATGTGAGGTGAAGACGATGAGCATCGTGCTGATTATATTCTGGTTCGACGTTCTGGCCGCGTTCATCTGCGCCGCCACCGAACGGTTCTTCCTATGCGGCGTCAATGTTGTGTTGGCGGTTTTGCTGGCTTTCATGGCCATGGTTTATGAGGGACGTCTGCTGAACCGCGTCAAGAAGCTGGAAGAGGAAGTCGCACTGCTCCGCAGGGGCACGATTATCTGCGAACACCTTTCCCAAATCAACGATAAATGAAGGAGAGTTTTATTATGGCTAACCCCAGAGTGAATGAGAACCTTGTGATCGAGAACGCCCGCCTGCTCTTCCGGAACTTCTCCGGCAGAGAGAGCAAGTACAACCGCGCTGGACAGCGGAACTTCTGCGTCTACATCGAAGATGCCGCAGACGCCCAGAAGCTGATCGATGACGGCTGGAATGTCCGTGTTCGTCCGCCCCGTGAGGATGGCGAGGAACCCCGCTATTATATTCAGGTGGCGGTCAGCTTTGAGAACATTCCGCCCACGGTCTACATGATTACCAAGCGCAAGAAGGTAAAGCTGGATGAGGAGTCCATCGACACCCTCGACTTCGCGGAGATCCGCAATGTGGACCTGACCATCCGCCCCTACAACTGGGTGATTCAGGAGGGCACCAAGAACGAGAAGAGCGGCGTTAAGGCCTACCTGCGTTCGCTGTACGTGGTCATCGAAGAGGATGAGTTCGCCGAGAAGTACGCCGGCGACGAGTATCCGGAGGAGTAAGACCAATGTGGGGGCGTCGGTGAATAAGGAGATAGCCGGCGCCCTCTCCTATTTTTGAAAGGAGAAAAACCATGGCAAATGAGGTAAATTGCCGCATGATATTTAAGGAGGGTGTGGAATGAAGCCATTCTGGAAAAATTCCCGGAAGAAGAAAACGAAGAACCCTTCCACGCCTCCCCAGCAGAAACCGAGAACACGGGCAAAACCGAAGTCCATGGAGGAACCGTGGAAACCTCCCATGGCTGTTCCGCCCAAAGCGATGGGGCAAGAAAGAACACCCATCACACAGATGCTGGAATCGGCTCGTCCCGTCCGGAAAGAGTACATTCCAGCCAGGCCGTCGACGCGAAAGAGCGAGTATTATCACGAGTTTCGCTCCAATTTTCAGCAGCTGCTTTCTCCAAAATGTCGCCCGATTGATATTTGGAGGGATTTCATCGTCATGGTGGCCTGCGCAATGTCCAATACCGTGGATAAAGCCCATTATGATGAGCGGGAGAAACGGTATCTGGAAATCATCAACAAATACGAAGAATCTCAGCAGCATATTTTCCCCAAACTCTATGCCGCTGTGGTCCTGGCTCTGGATGAAAACCCGGAACAGGACTTTCTCGGCGAGATGTTTATGGATCTGCACCTCGACTATGAGGAGCTGAAACAGATATTTACGCCATACCACGTGTGCCAACTGATGGCGGACATCACGATGGACGACCTTGTTGAGCAGATTGACAAGCAGGGCTATGTTTCCATCAATGACTGCTGCTGTGGAGCAGGAGCAAATCTAATTGCCGCAATCAATTCCGCCCGACGCAAATTGGAAGATGCGGGCCTGAACTTTCAGAACCACATTCTGATCATCGGGCAGGACATCGAGGAACTGGTGGCGCTAATGTGTTATATTCAGATCTCCCTGCTCGGGGTCGCTGGCTATATCAAGGTCGGAAACGCCCTTACGGAGCCAATGACCCCTGGCGACAGCATGGAAAATTACTGGTTCACGCCTATGTATTTTTCTGACGTATGGCACACAAGAAGAACCATTCGGACGTTTATGGATTTATTTAAGGAGGAGGACAAGTGATGCCCCGTGGCCATCCAGTTATATGACTACCAGCTCGAAGCTCTGAATCGGATGAAAAACGGCTGTATCCTCTGCGGCGGGGTTGGTTCGGGGAAGTCCCGGACCGGCCTCGCTTATTACTATGTGCAAGAGGGCGGCAAAGTGGGTACGGACGAGTATATTCCGATGAAGAATCCCAGAGACCTCTACATCATCACCACTGCACGAAAACGGGACACCTGTGAATGGCAGGGCGATTTAGCTCCGTTCCTGCTCTCCCCCACTCCGGAGGCCAACTACTACAAAAACAAAGTGGTCATCGACTCCTGGAACAACATCGGTAAGTACGTTGACGTCAAGGACGCCTTCTTTATCTTTGATGAACAGCGGGTGGTGGGGTATGGCGCCTGGACCAAGGCGTTCCTCAAAATCGTAAAATCGAATGACTGGCTTCTGCTCTCGGCCACGCCTGGCGATACCTGGCAGGATTATATTCCGGTCTTCATCGCCAACGGGTTCTACCGCAACAAGACCGACTTTGTGGACCAGCATGTGATCTACGATTGGAGGGCCAAATACCCGAAGGTTGACGGCTACCGCAATACCGGAAGGCTAATCCGGCTTCGGGACAGGATTCTGGTCAACATGGATTTCAAGCGGCAGACAGTATCCCATCATGAGGACATCCGGGTTTCGTATGATATTTCCAGGTATAAGGACATCATGCGGACGCGATGGAATCCCTGGGAGGACAGGCCCATTGAAACTGCGGCCGAACTCTGCATGGCGCTTCGCCGGGTGACCAATTCGGATGAATCCCGGTCTGTTGCGATACTGGAAATCATGGAGGACCATCCCAGGGCCATCATCTTTTACAGCTACGACTATGAGCTGGATATTTTGCGTTCACTGGGGTATCCGGAGGGTACGGAGGTTGCGGAGTGGAACGGTCACAAGCACCAGGAAATCCCTACCGGAAAAAAGTGGGTGTACCTCGTCCAGTACACCGCCGGCTGCGAGGGTTGGAACTGCATCACCACGGACACTATTATATTCTACTCGCAGCAGTATTCCTACAAGGTTGCTACGCAGGCGGCCGGACGGATTGACCGGCTGAATACGCCCTACCGGGATCTCAACTACTACCACCTGAAGAGCTTTTCCGGGATTGACCTCGCCATCAGCAAGGCTCTGTCCAAGAAGAAGAACTTCAACGAGGGCAAGTTTGTCGGTTGGGCCACAAAGCCGTTGGAGGTGAACCCCAAGAGTCATGAACAGGAAAGACGTCGCAGAGCTGCTTAACCGCAGGCGGAGACAAATTCTCGTTCACAGCATCATCTATTACAAAATGGACGATAACCTCATTTCGGATAGCGCCTGGTCGGCATGGGCTACGGAACTGGAAGAGCTTCAGAAGAAGTATCCCGACATCGCCGCCAAGGTTCCCTATGCAGAAGAATTCAAAGACTTCGACCACTCGACTGGTATGAACCTGCCTTTGGATGACCCCTGGGCCGTCAATAAGGCCCGACAGCTGCTTGCAATGAAGGACAGAGGATTCTGCATCCAATGTGAGCAGCTTGAAATTAAACTCTAAAAGGAGAAAGACGATGAATGACGAAAATAAATTTGCGTCAGACCATAGCGATGTTGAAAGTCGCGTTTTCGCTTTTCGCAGTTGCATGGAGCCTGCTCTGCATCTGTTTCCGGAGAACATCGTTGAGAGGTTGAAAAGCGACGGCTTCTTTACGGCCCCGGCCAGCACCAAATACCATGGAGCATACGAGGGCGGTCTATTCGAGCACAGTCTGAATGTGACCAACTCTCTGGTAGAACTCACAAAGCAGAATAGCCTGGCGTGGGGACGCCCGGAATCGCCTTACATCATCGGCATGTTCCATGATATTTGCAAGCAGGATCAATACCGGCATCCGGTTGACGCGACTTTCTATGGTGGCGGTGCCCCGATCCCTCTTGTTGATGAAAGCAAGTGGGAGTACGACCCCGATGCGGTTCTCAAAGGGCACGGGGAGAAGTCGGTGATGCTGCTTTCCCAGCATTTGTCCCTTACCATGGAAGAAATCCTGTGCATCCGTTATCACATGGGCGCCTTTGTAGACCAGAAAGAGTGGAACGACTACACAAGGGCAATTCATGCGTATCCGAACGTCCTCTGGACGCATACGGCAGACATGCTTGCGGCGCACATCCTGGAAGTTGACAAGTGACCATACCTTATTATATTCTGTCTCGAAAGAGGTGAAAGGAATGCTTGGTGCGATTATTGGGGACATTGTTGGCTCCAGATTTGAACGGCACAACCACAAGTCCAAGGACTTTGATCTATTCACAGACCGGTGCCGGTTTACAGATGATACAGCCATGACGGTGGCGGTCGCCAAAGCTCTGCTGGAGTGCAAAGGCGACTATACCGAGCTCAGTGATCATACGGTTCGGTGTATGCAGGAGATTGGGCGAAAGTACCCCAATGCCGGGTACGGACAGATATTCTACCTCTGGCTCCACCATAAGAACCCGGGGCCCTACCGGAGCTACGGAAACGGCTCCGCCATGCGGGTAAGCCCGGTGGCTTATGTTGCCAAAACGGAAAAAGAATGTATCCAACTTGCCAAAGCAGTAACGCAGGTCAGTCACGATCATCCAGAGGGGATAAAAGGCGCGGAGGCCGCGGCTTTGGCTACTTGGGGTGCACTGAATGGCGCGACAAAAAGCATGATCCAAAAGCGAATCGAAGATCAATATTATATTCTGGACTTCGCAATCGACGAGATCCGCCCAAAGTACCGCTTTGACGCAAGCTGCCAGGGATCTGTCCCTCAAGCAATCGAGGCATTTTTGGAGTCGGAAAATTTTGAAGATACCATCCGCATCGCGGTCTCCCTCGGTGGGGACAGCGACACGATCGCGGCCATTGCCGGCGGGATCGCGGGAGCCTATTACGGCGTCCCGAACGACCTTAGACTGAAAGCAATAGAGTATCTGCCGGCAGAGTTCATTGATATTCTGGAAGACTTTGAGAAAAACTATTGTTGAAACGCAAATCGGGGCCACCCTCATCTTTGGGGGTGGTCTTTTCTTATTATTAGGAGGCACTGCCAATGGATAAAAAGCAGCTACAAAAGTTTATCGGTGCCATTGGGTCGATTGCGGAAACGGCCCTTCTCTTTTATCGGAGCACCCTGGCGGCGAAAGCAACCCCGGAAGAGGCTATGCGGTTGACCCAGGCCTTTATCGCGGCCATATTTTACGGCAACAAAAACAGCAGCTCCACTCCGGAGCAATGAAAGGAGAACATTATGACGATTCAGGGGTGGGTTTTCTTTGGGATTCTTGCTCTCTTTATTCTTTCGTTTAGCATCTCTGGAGCAATTATATTTGAAAAGATTGTCTGGAAGGTCCTCAGCGTTGTAGCCGCCATGCTCCTCATCATCGGACTCTTTGCCGGGATGCGCTGGTATTATCAGAATACCGCCAGCGGTCAACGGGCAATGACCGACCAGAAAAGCGAATTGGGCAATGGGCTCGAACGGACGGTGACGATTTATACGGTAGATGGTGAGATCATTGCACGGTACACTGGGAAAATTGACATTGAGGGCAATGACGGCGGCTACGTCCTCTTTGACTATGAGGGGAAGCGCTACACCTACTATAACTGCTTTGTGGAGTCTATTGCGGACATTAAGTAGGGTACGGACGAAAAATTATATTTAAGAGGTAAGACTATGGCTGGATTGAATTGTGAAATCAGATGGGAAACCCGGCTCTGTGAGGTAGATGGCGAGCTTGGATATTTCCATTGCTGGGAGCATTGGTCCAATGTGATAGATGCGAGTCCGCTGCGGGGTGGTCATCCCGGAGGCCAGATTGGGCAAGTCTATGGAATTGTCGAGTTTACGGACGGCGTCCGGCGGATCGACCCTGCAAAAATCAAGTTCTGCGACGACGAAAACGCTATTCTGGCGGAGATGGAGAAACACAATCGCGCCGGTAAATTGGAGGGTCAGTAATGAAAGTTTGTATTTTATCGAATGATGACCCCGCGGCCTTTCAAAGCTCGATCAATGCTTTTATCGCTGACAAAAAGGTCATCGACATCAAGTATCAGAGCATGAACCTGACGCTCAAGTTTACGAATGGGGTTCCTTCGGAATCAATCATCGTGGATCGTGCGCTCATCATCTATGAAGAATGAGCAGATAGCGGCAGTTCGTTGCAAATGCGGACGCCCGGCACATATTTGGCATTCGCGGGATGGATATTTATGCGGGTGCATCAATCCGGACTGCGCCATCTCTTTAGAGAGGTCACAGAAGTCCAGAGCGGAATCGATCCAAAAGTGGAATGCAAAGATGAAAGGAGAATCTCATGAATAACGAATGGCATCCCTGCCGGTATATCGATTGTACGTTGGAACATGACGGCTCCTGGGTAGACGGAAAGTGGTATGAATGGGAAGATATTTACGGCAACCGTGAAGTCGCTCGAATGAAACTCGACGCCATGGACCACTTTTATCCTAATACCAAAATCATCAAGGAAGAAAATGTCTGTCGTTACAGAGAGATTATGGAAGGAGAAAACTGATGTTCGTTGTGAGAGACTGGACGCGAAACCCTTCTTACACCATGGTAAGCAACGACGTTAAAGACGTCCGCGATATTGTTATCGGCATTACCGGAGATGAAACGATTGGCGACCATGTGCTTCTTCATCTTGGACATATGATTTTTTGGACAATTTTTAGTATGGGGTCCGCTTGTCATCAGGTGCGTTCCGGATGAAGATGCTCAGTCATTATATTTGAAAGGAGAAAACGATGCTGATCATTAAGACAGCGGAAGACCGAGAACGCTGCACGTCTTGTTATGGCAACATCATCGTTGAGTTGACCATGGAAGAAGTCGTTGCCCTGTTCTCAGGAGCAACGCTCGGCGATCCGAACTTTAATGAATATGGGATATTCATTCGATTAGAAGGCTCCACGCCTGTTTGAAAGGAGAAACTAATGGGTATTAAGTTTGAAGGTCAGGTCTTAAAATTTGGCACCGTGGATAAATGCAATAGAAAATTTGCCCCGGACTGCAAGATCACGTTCCCCGAGAAAATCCCGGTAGCCTACAACTTCGATATGAATGTCGCTGATGAAAATTTGAAAGTTAGGAGAGTTGGACCCAATGCTGAAAATTGAAAACACTGAGGTTCTGGGCTGGGAGCACGCCATTCGTGGAATGCGCAATCCTTTGAACAGTTGGGCAAAGAGTGATAGCGGCTCATGTGTGTCCACTCAGGCGGTGGAAGAAGGATGGTTTGAAGTCGGCCCGAACGACCTCGATTTGATGAAGCGCCTTCGTAACGCCGGCACAGACCACCGGAAGTTCATGCGGATGATAACGGTCTATGTAGACATGATTGGCCCTTTGTACTGGTGGAAGGAGTTCGATACCTACAAGGTGGGGACGGTGGCCAATTCCTGCTCCACAATGCACAAGATTACATCAAAAGAGTTTACACTGGATGATTTCAGCTGCGAGCATCTTTTTGATTCGGTCAACGGAGAAGACACCGATTGCTGGATTCGTTCTGGAGATATATCCGGCGTATTGGAGCCAATCAATGTTCTTGATGTCACCATTATGATGCTGAATAAAGCTCGAATTTTATATTTGTACTATCAAAAAAAGGCATTAAATGGGGATCAATTTGCTAAAGATCATGTCAAAGAGTATTGGTGGCAGATGATTCAGCTTCTCCCTTCCTCCTACAACCAGCGGCGAACGGTCATGCTCAACTATGAAGTGCTGGCCAATATCTACAAGAGCCGGCGGAATCACAAGCTGGATGAGTGGCACACCTTCTGCGACTGGATCGAGGGTTTGCCGTACAGTGAGCTGATTACTGGCTCCAGTTTGAAAGATATCCCCATTAGTAATGAAATCATGGAAGAGGCAAAACGAAGAGTCCATGAGGAGCTGAATACCCAGCTCGATCATTTCTGTAAATTACATGAGGGTTAAATGATGAATAAGGAACAGAAGTGGATCGAAAAGCACCCCATAACGTGGCTTTTGATGCAGAAAATAGGGGAGTTTCTGTGGTTCTTTGCCAAGTTCTCTGTCTGTATGCTTTTGTGGTGGGCGATACACCTCTGATTGACACTCTTCGGCCAAGCATGGTATGATGAACTTGGATAAGCCAAATCGACTATGCGCAAAAAGTGCAGCTCCTATTATGGAAGGAGGTTGTTAAGCTATGGCCGAACGCAACAATTCTCACCTTCTGGATGGTGGTGATGATTCCATGGGCATGACAGACAACCAGTATAAGGGTATGCTTCTGGACCAGTTGGAAGACTGGCAGGAAGTCCTGGATCTGGCAATCAAGGCCGGGAACACCGAAATCCAGGAAAAGGTCGAGAAACAGATTCGCAAAATCAATGAAAAGCTGAAGTTCTAAACCTCGACCAAAGGGAGAGCCTACGGAAATGTGGGCTCTCTTCTTTTATATTTGAAAGGGGTCGATCGGATGGAAAAAATACTTCGACTAAACGAACAAGATATTGTCCAGGCACTTGCAGACCACTTCAATGTGGATCGCGCCAAAGTAAACCTGACGGTCAAAATTAGGACAGAGGGATATGGCCCGACCGAGCATCAGTTTCCGGAAGTGAGCGCTGTTATCAAGGAGGGTTGAGCATGGACATTCCAGGAATACGATGCTTGACCCGCATTCACATCAAAGTTTGCTCGCTGAAACCCACCCTGCTCATGTATGAAATGATGGCGAAAGAAATGGGCATATCTCTGCACTGTCCAAACTATATTGATATTTCACGGCTTCGCCCGGAGAAAGGACAAAAAGATGACGCTTCATGAAAAAGTAGTCCTATCGGCTTACACCGGCATTTTGATGTGCGACTTTTCCGAAGTGCACAAGTACATCGAAAAACTCCTCGGCAGGCCGGTCTGGACGCATGAACTGGCCAGCGAGGCTCTGTGGTCCGAAATTAAGGAGAAAGCGAAGCCTGATTTTCACAAAATCATCGAGCCATAGGAGGGGTTCCAATGCGAAAGCTCTATGTTTGCGATCGTAAGCGATGCGGCGACCGGTGTCACTATCCTGATTGCCGGCATACCACTGATATTTCCCATGCACTCAATGCTCCAACCTTCCCCAACGGCTTTGAGAAGGTGAAGCACAACGGCAACGTCTATTTTGTAGAGAGGGAGGATTGATATTTTGACCTTTAAGGAATTCACAGCCTGGTGCAATGAACGAGCCTGTGACGGACGGTGGGGCATGGTAGAGGCAATGGTCTGCATCGACCTGATGGCGGAAATCCGAAAACTATCCTTCTGGAAAAGGGAAAAATTTTGGCGGGAGCTGTATGAAAAGCGTATTTTGGATGAAATTGTCGAGCCAATCAACCAAAAGATCATCATCGACCAACTCGCCGCCAGAATACCGCATACTGACCAAGCAATCACACACGAAAAGGAGCATTCTACCATGACAATCAATGAATACCAGGCGCTTGCGCTGCGCACGGAGTCACGCATCACCACCGACCCCGTCCCTTATATTCGCGTTCTGGAAGGGCTTATGGGCCTGAACGGAGAGGCCGGCGAGGCCATTGACCTGATGAAGAAAGTGCTGTTCCAAGGCCACGAGTTCGACCGGGAGCACATGGCCAAAGAACTGGGCGACATTGCCTGGTATCTGGCTGTCAGCGCTGACGCCATTGGCTACGACCTGGAGAGCATCCTGCAAATGAATGTGGACAAACTCAGGACGCGGTATCCGGACGGTTTCAGCACGGAGCAGAGCCTGCATCGCAGCGCCAATGATATTTAGGAGGCACCGCCATGAGCATCCAAGATGACTATCTGTTTGTCCGGTTTGACAAATACTGCAAAACCTGCAAGCATGAGAAGCTGGAGGAAAACGAACCGCCCTGCGACGAGTGTCTGGAGCATCCAGTAAACCTGCACTCGCATAAACCTGTTTGTTACGAGGGTACGGATGAATGAGGAGGCTGCGCGCTATGAAACTGCGATTCATTGGGGAAGATGGTTCCATGGGTCTGAAAAACGGCGAAGCCTATGACGCCCGCATTTATATTCGAGGGAAGTTCCTTTGGGTGGAATGGAAGGTCGGGCGTTTCATGACTCGTTCCTGCCCTTACTCCTCTACGAAGGCATTTGCCCAGAATTGGGACCTGGCATACACCACTTAAAACACAGGAGGGCAATATGGCACAAAAGCGAATCAGGATGGTTCAGCGTGATATTTTGAACGATCGGCTGCGGCTTCTCTACGACGACGGAACGCAAGGTGTTCTGGAGTATGGGGAAGCCGTTTCCCGTTCCAAGGCGCCTGCCATCATCAAACCGAACGACTTTGTTGGGCTGACGCTCAAGCAGGCCAAACTGAAACTTGGCATCAAGAATTGAGGTGCGGCCCGTGAGTTACCAATACGATTTATATTTACAAAAGCACAAGGCCAACGTGAAAAAGGGTTTTGACTGGCTTCAGACCAACATGCCCTGGCTCTTTGAGGGGAAACCGGACGCTGCTTGGCAGACCGAGTTCGAGCATGATGCGTCCAAATCAAAGCCGGATGAGTACGAGGCCTATGACGCTTATTTCTATGGAGGCAACCGCTCCTATGCTGTTGTCCAGGCGTTCCAAAGAGCCTGGCTCCTGCACATCCACCGCAATCCCCATCACTGGCAGCACTGGGTTCTAATCAACGATGACCCCGGTGAAGGCGAAGTCCTGCTGGAGATGCCTTACAATTATATTATTGAGATGATCTGCGACTGGTGGGCCTTCAGCTGGGCGGAAGGTGATCTGAGCGAGATCTTCTCGTGGTATGATGAACATAAGGACTATATCAAACTGAACCCGAAGACCCGCGAAACCGTGGAAGATATTCTCTGGGAACTCCGGGGCCGGCTTGGATTTAATGTCCTTGCTCATCATGGCGTCAAAGGTCAGAAGTGGGGCGTTCGTAATAGGCCGCCGTATCCGCTTGATAAAACCGGGAAGTCTGATACAATAGTGACAAAAACCATCAAAGGACACACTGCTCCTTCTAAGCGAGATGAACCGGACAGTGTTGTCGACCATGTTACTTCTGACGGTAGCGTTAAAACTCGTGCCTTTTATGACGGCGATGGTTGGAAAGTAAAGGAGATACACACAACCGATCACGGAAACCCAAAACACCATTCATACGGAAGACATGGGGAACATGTTCATTATTATGAATGGGACCACGAAACCGGCAAACAGATTAGTAACAAACAAGAAGAGATACCACCCGATCTCAGAAAGGAGAACGATGATATTTTATGACTTTGGAGGAATTTGTAAGAAATCTGACCGAGGAGTACGGCACCGCCGAGTTCGAGTATAATGGACAACAATGTGGCGTAGAGCCGCAAACTCAGGATTCAGAGACCACTTATACTATGTGGTATGGCGAGGTGTGGAAAGACTACGACAACATTGACGATCTTCTTTCGGACGGGTTCTTTGATGGAGAATCTCTCCAGGATATTTTCCCGTCGATCGACGTCTGGTTCTAAATCTCGCAGGAAAGGAGAAAAACTGTGATAACAATTCAAGGGCAATACAACACTGCTATTTGCTACACCAACGAGCTGGAAGGAGCGGCTCGGGAGCAGATTCAAGCTGTTTGTGACCGGCCTGAGTTTGCAGGCTGTAAAATCCGCATTATGCCCGATGTCCATGCGGGTAAAGGCTGTACCATCGGCACCACCATGACCATCCAAGACAAAATCGTTCCGGGTATGGTAGGGGTAGATATCGGCTGCGGTATGGAAACGGTAGAACTGGCTGAGCATGAGATCGACTTTGCAAAGCTGGATGCACTGATTCGGGAGAAGATCCCCTATGGCAGGGAAATTCGTGATATTCCCCATCCGCTCAACTCGGAAATCGACTTGACCCAGCTCCGTTGTGCCGACCAGATCAATCTTGACCGAGCAGTTCACAGCATCGGTTCTTTGGGAGGCGGTAACCACTTTATTGAGGTAGACCAAGCCGGGGACGGACGGCTGTTCCTTGTCGTTCACTCCGGGAGCCGGCACCTTGGGACAGAAGTGGCCGACTACTACCAAAACGAGGGACGTCGTGCGCTCTGGGGTGGAGTCAAGCATCAAATCCAGGAAACCATTGATCGGATGAAAGCTGAGGGCCGGGTCAAGGAGATCCAGATGACCATCGCTATTCTCAAGAAAGAGCATACACTGGATATTCCAAAGGATCTGGCCTATGTGGAAGGCAAGCTGTTTGACGACTATATCCACGATATGAAACTGACGCAGCAGTTTGCAGTGCTCAACCGGAAAGCCATGGTTGATGTCATCCTGGAGGGGATGGGACTTCACGCAGTGGATATTTTCACCACCATTCACAACTACATCGATACGGACGCCATGATCCTGCGAAAGGGCTCCGTTTCCGCCAAAGCTGGAGAAAAGCTGCTCATCCCGATCAACATGCGAGATGGCAGCTTAATTTGTATCGGCAAGGGCAATGAAGAGTGGAACTGCTCTGCTCCCCATGGGGCCGGACGCCTAATGAGCCGGCGGGCGGCGCTCAATACGCTATCTATGGATGAGTTCCAGAAAGAAATGGTGGGCATCTATTCGACTTGCGTTGTACCCGACACTTTGGATGAATCTCCGATGGCTTATAAGAGCATGGACGAGATCGTCTCTCAAATCAGGCCAACTGCGGAAATCGTGGAGCGTATCCGCCCCGTCTACAATTTCAAAGCCTCGGACTAAACCTAATACGAAAAAAAGAATGCCTCGAATTGTGTAACAGCAGTTCGGGGCATTTATATTTTCCGGAAAGGAGCCGCGATGAAAGCAGTCTATCAAAGAAAGCCTGACTGTATTGCCTGTATGGATTTGGGCATGGAGCCCGCTAACTTCTGCCCCAAATGTATGGAGCTTAATCGTGAAGTGGTTGATATTTTACAACTCGGCGTCGGTCTCTTCGCAGACAAGGCCGTTATCAAGAAAACGAACGGAGCACTGGCAACCGTTCCGATGAGTGAACTCACCATTATCGATTGATATTTTGAAAAGGAGAAAACACCATGAACGAAATGAATGCAAATGCGGTCGAAACCAAGGAACCCGAGAACGCTACGGCGTCTACCCCTCCGAAGATCATTGCTGTGGACTTCGATGGCTGTCTTGCGGTCAACAAGTGGCCGGAGGTGGGAGAGCCCATCTGGAAGAACATCAATCGGCTGAAAGAGGAGCAGGCCAATGGTACCAAGGTCATCCTCTGGACCAACCGTGTCGGCGAGCCCCTGGAGAAGGCTGTGGGCTTCTGCAAGGAGCATGATATTCACTTGGACGCAGTCAACGAGAACCTGCCTGAGATCGTCGAGGCCTTTGGCGGGGACTGCCGGAAGGTCTTTGCCAACGAGTATTGGGATGACCGGGCGGTGCTGATGGACGAAGAGGAAAACCGCTGGGCCTCTCAGGAGGTCGAGATGGCCTGTCAGCGGGAAAAAGAGGCTTCGGAGGATACGGATGACTGGGACTATGGCGTGGCCTGCTACAAGAGCGCTCTGAGGGCCTACGAGTGCCTTTACAGGGATGGTCACAGCGGTTTCAGCATCCAGATTACTAAGAGCATTCTGAACCGTCTGATCGACGGCAAGTGCCTGACGCCCATTGAGGACACTCCTGATATTTGGAGCGACATCACCAGTGAGTGCAACTGGAAAGAAGGATATCAGCAGTACCAGTGCAAGCGCATGTCCTCCCTGTTCAAGGAAGTTGCTCCGGATGGCACAGCTACCTATTCCGATACCGAACGGGTCTGCGGCATAAACATCAATACTCCGAATGCGGCCTTCAGCAATGGCTTTATGACCCGGCTCGTGGATAAGATCTTCCCCATCACCATGCCCTATCTGCCTGCCGGCAAGAAGTATCGCGTGTTTTCGGAAGACTTTCTGGTCGATCCTAAGAACGGCGACTACGATACAGTTGGCTACCATTATATTCTTACGCCCGATGACAAGAAGGTGGAGCTTAACCGCTACTTCAAGGAAGAGGACGGAAAGATGGTCCAGATTGAAAAGGCCGAGTATGAGGAGCGGAAGGCGAAGCGGGTGACCAAGAAATGAAAAATGGTTGGGATGATATTCTAAGGTTCATCTTCAACTCGGTCGCTGTTCTGGCCATCCTCGGCGTTCTATTCCTTGTAAAACTTCTGTTCGACTTTTTGAGGTGGATTATATGAAAAATTTCGACACTGTGCTGGTAGGATTCGACCACAGCCACGGCGACCCTGCGGTATTGATCGTTGGGAGAAAAGCTCCGGGCGATAATGTCCGGATTATCAATCAGTTCCAAGGCAAAGAGGCGGAAGAGCTGTACCGGAAACTGGTCGGAGAGGAGGATAAAAATGATTGAGAAAAGACTGGGTAAAATTGACTTTGTCGAGTTTGGTAGTATGAAAGATTACCCGTTTCAGCTGGGGCTCCAACTCGGTTTCTCGATGTCTGGCAGTGGCGTCATGGATGGTGGCAAATACACTGTAAACATGTCTCCAGACTGCCACTGGGAAATTGGAACTCGTCATACCAATCTTGCGGAATCCCTCGACCGCGTGGCAAAAATCCTCAATGATGCGAAGGTGAATTATATTTCCGAGCTGTTGGGGAAGCCCGTTGAAGTAACTTTGGAAGATGGTATATTCAAGGAATTCCGGATTCTTACGGAGGTCCTTTGATATTTTGAAGGGAGGACACATGAAACGCATTTACGTTGGCACACTCTTGTGCATTATTTTGTCGTTGGGACTTTTGACCGGATGTGACCAAGGCGTCGCTCGCTCTCTCGGTGGCGATATGACATTAGAACTTGAACCCGGGCAAAAACTGGAGATGATTACCTGGAAAGAGGATTCCTTGTGGTATTTGACCAGACCCATGCGGGATGACGAGGAGCCTGAAACCCACACGTTTCAGCAATCGTCTGAATTCGGCGTGTTTGAGGGGACCGTAACCATCGTCGAATCTGTTGTCGAAGGAGAAAACGCATCATGACTATTTATGTTTCAGGAAGACAATCGGGCAAAATCACATTTCTAATTCGGCAATCCGCAGATACAGGCGCGGTCATTGTGGCGCCGACCTGCCAGATGGCGAGATACATCGATAGTATGGCTCGCGAGCTTGGTTTGCAGATTCCTCCGCCCGTTACTGTCGCCGATTGGATTCGAGGCCTGGTTCGTCAGCCTAAAGACCATGACAAAACCTACCTGGTGGATGAGCTGCAAATGGCTCTACATCAACTGAATGTCAAAGCGGCAACGATTGATAGAAATTATGAGGAGATGGTTCGTATGTTTGGAGTAAAGGAAACTTGCTGCACCAGATGCAGCCATAGGGACGTGTGCCAGTACAAGTCGGAGTATCTGGCGGCACAAACTGCTGTGGATGAGGTGAGCGTCCGCCGGCCCTCGAAGGATGACGAGTCTATCAGCAGCATTCGCCTCCATGATATTCCCTGGATCGAGCCGGTGGAGTTGAAATGCACATACTTCCGCCAGGACACAGGGGCAATTCGATAACTACTATTCGGGAGGAATAAACCAATGAACAAAAAAGTGATGCGCCATAAGGCGATCTGCGACGAGTTGAACAGCTTGTACGAACGGAAGAACCACGACTACGGCGACAGCTTCCATCAGACCTTTGTAGAGGAGGGGCTGGCTATGACCCGTATCCGGTTGGGGGACAAGTTCTCCCGGTTTAAGACCCTGTCTCGGCTTGACTATACGGACGCCGGTCAGCAGCAGGTTGCGGACGAATCCATTCGGGACACCCTGATGGATCTGGCCAACTACGCCATCATGACCATTCTGGAGATGGATGAGGAGAAAGGGATGGAAACGCCCGACCCCAATGCTGCCTCTATGGCGATTGGTGCTTGCTCAGCCCGCAGTGATATTCGGGCCGGTCTTCGCTGAAACCAACGGAATGATGGGAGACAGCTATGCAGGTCAAGAAAGCCGGAGGAAAGGTGTACGGGGCTGTACTTACTGCGGCGGAGAAGAAAGCCATGGACTTGGAGATCCAGCGGGAGCTGGCAGAGTACGACCGAAAGCATATCGCCGAGATCGACGCGACTATTTTATGGGTGCTGCATGAGCAATTCGGGTTCGGGGCTCAGCGGCTCCGAACTTATTACGACGCCTTCCACGACCGTATCAAAGAATTGGTCAGCCGCTATGAGATGGAGGACCAGGATGATATTTGGCTCTGCACTCAGATGCTGAAGAGAATCGGCGTCGATGTGGAGGCGTGGCACAAGGAGAGTGAGCATGGGACTTGATGATTTTGGAAGAACAGTACGGAACATCCGCTTAGTCAGGGCGCTCCTGCTCTATGATATGGCAAAGGACCTTGATATTTCACCGGCTGAGCTGTCTGCCATCGAGTGCGGGAGAAAACCTGTTCCCGATTGGTTCGTCTCCAAGCTGCAAGAAAAATACGGCATCAGCGACATGCACGCTCAATCGCTTATCAAATTTATGAAGGAACGGGGTGACAGTGATTGTCCTGGAACGACCGAAAAAACGCAGAGGGATATTCTGACCCGACCGCCTATCAGGCCCTGAAGAACATTGAAGCTGAGGAGGAACGCTTCCACAAGCTGCTCCATATGATCTTTGATATTTGCGCTTTGTCCGACTTCGAGATCGAGGGGCGGATCGTTCTGGTTGACAAGCGTTCCGGCAAGGTTTGGAGGTGAGTGAAATGGGGCTATCAAGATTGGCGGCGAAATGCCAAGCGTGTCCGTACGTATCCACCTGCGACCATAAGCGGATGGAGGCGCTTGGATATTTACCGATGTCGGAGCCGACGGTTGAGATTCGGACAGACCGGTCAGTTCAGATCGACAACCTTTAACTGCACTCAACTGCTGTTATACCAATATGCAAGCAGGCGTTTCCAAGTCCCAAAATAATATTCGAGAGGTGATGACTCATGACCATGGAAGAGATTCTGGCGGTTGCTCAAAAGATCAAGGATGCTTGGGTGGCATTTGGCCAGTCGATGGCGGAGGCTGCACAGGCACTTGAGGATATGTTTCGCAACCTTGGAGAGAGCGATGAACTCTGGCCTAAGCGGAATGGGATACCTCCGAAAAAGTATGGCATGTCTCTTCATCGGCGGGTTCGTCCAGCTCCTCCTCGCTACCAGTTTGTCCCCGTGGCACCTCGAACTCGGCCTTACCAGCGGCGTGCATTTTGAGGAACAAACCTAGTCAGAGATTGATATTTTGTGTGTAGATAGGTGGCGAAGAAGTACAGAAGGGTACGGACGACACTGATTAGACCCTTAATATTTGGGGGGAGAACGGTATAGCCGGGTAGCGAAGGGTACGGACGTCTCCAATTTTGAAGCAGGATTCGACCTGAAAATAGGCCAAAAGCTGCTACTATTACTGTTAGTAGCAGGTCAATTTTGGGGCGTTTTGCTGGCCACTTTTAGTCCGAAAACTGGCCATTTGCCCACTTTTGTTTCGGAACTGGCCAGAAACCTTTTGATTCTTGCACGAAAAAAGGACCGAAAATGACGAAAAATTGGCCATTTGCCCACTTTCTGCCCACTTTTATTTTCAAAAGTGGCCAGGCTGAAACCGTTGCGCCCCAAGGGTTTGCGGGTTTTCTGGCCACTTTCCCACTTTTTCTCTTCACTTAAATGCGAAAAAAAATATTAAAATTTATATATAAGTGGAAGAAAAAAGTGGCCAACTGGCCAGCTGCTACTATCAGCGCCTCAAAATGTCGTTCGCGGCTATAAAAATACTCTTTCCATTCAAAACTTAATGTGCTATACTGACAATGCCACACAGTTTCATATATTTTTTAGTCTACGGGGAAAATACTTTGGCAAAAGGTGTTTTCTCTCTTCCTCGTTATGCCCGTAGGCTAAAATGAGATTGTGTGGCAACAATGGAGAGATTCGCTTTTGCAAGAGTGCGTCTCTTCATTGGGGCGCACTCTTTTATTTTGCTCAAAGGAGGGATTGCCGATGGCCAAATCAAAGAAGCCGAACGGTAACATCGGTGGCACGCTTGGATTTGTCGCCGGAATTGTCGGCGCCGTGACTCCGCTTGCCGTCGAGCTTATCGACCGGATTCCCAAAAAGGAAGAACTCGCCCCTTCTGAAGAATTGATATTTATGCCGGAGCTCTGCTCTAAGAAGTTTCCTCTAAAATTGGACGAGGCAAAAGAACTTTTGGATAGCCGCGGTCTAAAAGCACTGCCTATCGAGGTTCGCTTTCGGGATGCGTGCGTCAAATACAAAGACTGCTTTGAACTCCAGGTAGTTGGCTCTGACCGCAAACCAAACTCGAAGCTAAAACCCGGAGACACTGTGATTGTGCAGTATGTGACCCAGGAAGTCATCGACGAGAGCCGGCGGATATTTGAAGAGACCGAGCAGCAGAAGGCCGCGTTGAAACAGGAGCGAGCAATCAAGCGAGCTGAACAGGTGGAGCGTGCCAAAGCCGTCGCAGGCGATACCGCCGCTAAAGCAAGAGCCGGTGTCGAGAAAATAGTCCACCGTGACGTCAAGAAAAAGAAAGAACTTGGAAAGGAGAACTCCCATGAGCAGGAATAGCGGAAAGAAACGGGGTACGGCCGGGCTGATCTTGGACGTTATCCTCACCCTTTGTACCGGAGGTCTCTGGCTGATTTGGATTCTGATCCGGTATCTGCGGAACAACAGCTGATGAACACAACATTGATATTTTACGCTTAGCCGGGACGCTTGTGGGTGTCTCGGCTCTTTTCATTTCCGCTGAAAATGCAGTCCCCTTTATGGGAGGCGATAGTATGAAACTCAACATTGGAAACTCGACCCAAATATTGATGACGTTTACCATGTCGATGGTGGCGGCGATTGGAAGTGCTGCCGGCGCCACGATCTGGCAATCGTTTGGCAAACCAAAGGTCGAGAAGATTGCTGAGGAAAATAGTAAGCCGAAACGAAAAATTGGATTTATCATTGAAGATTAGAGCCGTCATCCGCGGCTCTTTTCTTTTTGCTCCAAATTGATATTTTAGGGCTGTTTTTCTTTCCGCAAAAAAAACAGACTCTTTTATGGAGAGGAGAGAGATATGTCGCGCATATCCTATTCTTTCTATCACTTTTATCGGAAAGGAGGCCGTTTCGTGGCCAGAAGCGCAAGATTGGAAAGTGGTTTTCAGGACCGGCTTATTGCCAATTTGAAAACGATATTTCCCGGCTGTATGGTTTTTAAGATGGATCAGCGCCAGGGCATCCCCGACCTGCTCATTCTTTATGGAAAGAAATGGGCCTCCCTTGAGTGTAAGAAATCTGCACGCGCTAAGAGACAGCCAAACCAAGAATATTATGTTGGGAAGATGAACGAGATGTCTTTCTCCAGATTCATTTCCCCGGAGAACAAGGAGGAAGTGCTGGATGAACTTCGCAAAACACTCCAACCTTGAGGGGCAGCATGCCTTTCTTAGCGCCAGTGGCTATCACTGGATCAATTACTCAGAAGATAAGCTCGCCGACGCTTACGCCAAATACCGGGCGGCTCAGCGTGGGACGGCTCTTCACGCTTTTGCGGCCCAATGCATCAAACTGGGTCAGCGACTGCCAAAATCTCAGAAGACGTTGAACATGTATGTGAACGACGCCATTGGGTATAAGATGACCCCGGAACAAATCCTGTATTATTCTCCAAACTGTTTCGGGACCGCCGACGCCATTTCCTTTCGGAAAGATATTCTTCGGATTCACGATCTGAAGACCGGCGAGGCCCCGACGCATATGGAACAGCTTATGGTTTATGCGGCCCTCTTCTGTTTGGAGTATGACTACAAGCCAAACGAGATTGAGATGGAGTTGCGTATTTATCAGAACGATACCGTCCTTTACCACAAGCCTACCATCGAGGATATTTTCCCCATCATGGACCGCATTGTTACCTTCGACAAAATCATTAACAGTATCAAGGAAGAGGAGGAATAAGCCATGGACCCCATTGTGGATGATATTTTGATGCACTATGGCGTCAAGAGGCGCTCTGGGCGCTACCCCTGGGGTTCTGGCGAGAACCCTTATCAACACGGCGGAGACTTCCTGGCCCGTGTGGAAGAACTTGAGGCGCTTGGCAAATCTCAAAAGGAAATTGCTGAGGAGCTGAAGATGTCTACCACCGATCTCCGTATGCAGGTTCGTGTGGCGAAACATGAACGGCGCGCCTTACAGGCAGAGCGAGCGAAGTCCCTTCGGGAAGAGGGGAAGACACTGGACGAGATCGCCAAGATCATGGGGTATAATAATGACTCCTCTGTCCGTGCCCTGCTCAACGAGAACACCGCGAGCAATAAAAACAAGGCTCTTGCCACCGCCGAGGCTCTGAAGAAGGAGCTGGCGGTCAAAGGGGCTCTTGACGTGGGCGAGGGTGTGGAGCAGCAGCTTGGCGTGTCCAAAGGCGTACTCCAGGAGGCGCTATTCATTCTGGAGACCGAGGGCTATAACCGCTATGGTGTCGGCGTCCCTCAGGTAAACGACCCGAAGAAACGGACTATCACGCCGGTTATCTCCGTTCCTGACATTGAGCAGCGTGATGCTTACCAGAACCTGGACATCATCAAGTCGGTAGGCGACTATCATTCTGCTGACGGAGGTGCGTCTTGGGATAAGCGGGAATATCCGGCCAGCATTGATTCCGGTCGGGTGAAGATTCGCTATGGCGACGAAGGTGGCACCTCCAAGGATGGCGTTATTGAACTTCGCCGTGGTGTGGCAGACCTCGACTTGGGGGATTCTCACTATGCTCAGGTTCGCATCCTTGTGGACGGGACTCATTATCTAAAAGGCATGGCCATGTATTCTGATGATATGCCGGATGGTGCAGACATCGTGTTCAACACGAACAAACATTCCGGAACGCCAAAGATGGATGTCTTAAAGAAAATTCAGGATGCCCCCGATAACCCCTTTGGCGCGTTCATCAAGGCCAATGGTCAAAGTTACTACCCTGACCCGAATGGTAAGTACACCGATCCCATCACCGGAGAAAAGAAGTCCCTATCCGCCATCAACAAGCTGAAGGAAGAGGGAGACTGGGACAAGATGAGCAAGAACTTATCCTCCCAATTTCTTTCTAAGCAGCCCATCAAGTTGATTCAGAAGCAGCTCGACTTGACTTATGCCGATGCCGCCGATGAATTCGCGGAAATTTGCTCTCTCAATAACCCCACCATCAAGCGGAAACTGCTGATGGACTTTGCAGACGAATGCGATTCCGCAGTTGTCCATTTGAAAGCGGCGGCCCTCCCCCGGCAGAGTACGCAAGTGATCCTCCCCATCACCAAAATGAAGGAGACGGAGATTTATGCCCCCAACTACCGGAACGGAGAGAAGGTCGTCCTGATTCGTTACCCCCATGGGGGTACGTTTGAGATCCCGGAGCTGACGGTCAACAATAAAAATCAGTCGGCGATCTCAATTCTGGGCAAGAACATCCGTGACGCCGTCGGCATCAATCCGAAGGTGGCGGAGCGATTGTCCGGAGCGGACTTTGACGGCGATCAGGTGGTGGTCATCCCCGTGGGCGGAAAGGTGTCGGTGAAATCCACCCCCGCCTTGGATGGTTTGAAGGATTTCGACCCAAAAGTTGAATACTCCACCGAGGGAAAGACTGGTGTCCGGCTCCTCTCAAAAGCCGCCACCCAGATAGAGATGGGTAAAATCTCCAACCTCATCACGGATATGACCTTAAAAGGGGCCCCCGAGGAGGAAATTACTAAGGCCGTCAAGCATAGCATGGTGGTCATCGATGCGGCTAAGCATAAGCTTGACTATAAGCGGTCGGAAGTAGAGAACGACATCCCCACCCTCCGCAAACGGTGGCAAGGGTACACGGACCCCGAAACCGGAAAGGAAGTGGGCGGGGCATCCACCCTGCTCTCCAGACGGAAGCAAAGCGTCGACGTTCCGGAGCGTCAGGGCAGCGGCCGTATCGACAAGGAGACGGGAAAGGTCATCTACAAGGAATCCGGGCGTACTTATGTGGACCCGAAGTCTGGTAAAACAATTCCGGCCACGACAAAGATTAAGCTCTTGGAGAAGGTCGACGATGTTCGGACCCTGTCTTCCGGCACTGTCCAGGAAGATGCCTATGCTGACTACGCAAATCGTATGAAGGCACTTGCCAATCGGGCAAGGCTTGAATACTTAGCGACGCCCACGTTGGTTCGTAATGCCAGTGCAGCAAAGGCTTATGCGCCTGAAGTTACCAGATTGACCAGTGCGTTGAAGACTGCTCAGCTTAACGCTCCTCGTGAACGTGAGGCTCAGCGTATTGCCAATGCGCAAGTTAAGGCAAAGATTCAGGCTAACAACATTACCGACAAAGACGAAATCTCAAAGATTCGTCGCTCCGCAATTAGCGACGCTCGTGTGACGACTGGAGCAAGCGGGAAAGGAACGCGCATTACAATCTCTGATGGAGAATGGGAAGCAATTCAGGCTGGCGCAATTTCTGATACAACCTTGAAAGAGATTCTTCGTTACTCTGATCCCGATGTCGTCCGGGAACGCGCAACCCCAAGAGCATCGACGCAGTTGTCGACTGCTCGCATCAATCGCATCAAGGCAATGGCAAACTCTGGCTGTACCAATGCCGAGATTGCTGATGCTTTGAACCTTTCATCTTCTGTTGTTTCCAAGTATCTCAATGAGTAAGAAAGGAAGTGAGAGCGAATGGAAACGTGTATGCTTACAACGACCGACAACCCGTATGACCCCTTTACCCAGTATGAAGCCTGGTATCGGTTTGACGAAGACAACGGGTATCACTCCTGCGCTTTCTTGGCGCGTATCGCCCGTACTTCCGATCAGCTCTCTGAGCAGGAGAACATGGAAGAAATCGAGCGAGCCATTAACGACATCATCAAGTATGACCCCTTGGGGATCTATAAAAAGGTGAAGCGGAAGCTGAAACCCGAGCCTGCCGTGACCATGTGACCCCCAAAAGCCTATAAAACCAGGAAAAAGAAATGTTCTCTGATTCAGAGCGCATTTCTTTTTGTCATTTTAGAGAAAAAATTCTGAAATGACGACCAGATTTAGGGTTCAAGGTGTGTTAAAGGGTATAGGGGGACCCCTTAAAAATACCACCCCCCCTATGCATCGCGATGGTCTTCAAAAATTCTCCGGGGGATATTTTTGGAAAATGGCTTCGGTTTTCAGCGGTGCTTGAACAAGCCCACAGGGCGGCGTTTACCGGCGAGGACTCTTTTTCGTTCAGCTGTGATCTCCTTTCCGGCTGAGTACGCAATGCATTACCTCCATTGCCGCGAGTTTTTCTCCACTTGTCGGTAAGCTGCTTATGCGGGCTTCTTCAAGCACCGCTGAAAACCGGTCCAAACATCACAGAAACTGCCACAACTCTAAGTGAGAGGAGGTGTCAAGTGTGGCAAAAGCAACGAAACCTTCTGGCATTCAACCGAGGAAGCGCCGGGCCGCCTTGACACCGGAGGCCAGAGAGAACCAGCTGATCGATTTGGCCGTCAACCTGATTGAAAAGCGTCTGCTGGAGGGGACGGCTTCTTCCCAGGAGGTCACCACCATCCTGAAGCTCGGAACCACCAGGGCGCGTCTGGAAAATGAGCGGCTTGCCAAAGAGGTGGAGCTGGTCCAGGCCAAGACCGAGGCGTACAAATCCGGAGTCCGGATGGATGAGCTCTACGAAAAGGCCATGGCCGCCTTTAAGCGGTACAGCGGGCAGGACGAGGAGGACGGGGATGAGTATTAGATGTTACTCGGAATTGATCCTTCTCCCCACCTTCGAGGAGCGCTACCGCTATCTTCGTTTGAACGGTGTTGTCGGAGAGGAGACCTTCGGCTTTGACCGGTACATGAATCAGGTCTTTTATCGCTCCCCGGAGTGGAAGCAGATCCGGGATGTTGTGATTGCCCGGGACATGGGGTGTGATTTGGGAATTGCCGGACGGGAGATTTACCGCCGTCCACTTATCCACCACATGAACCCGATCCGCCCGGAGGACATCCGGGAGCGAAGAGGGATCATCCTCGATCCCGAGTTTCTGATCACCACAATTCATGAGACGCATCTGGCCATCCATTATGGCGACGAGAACCGGTTGTTCAAGGAGCCGATTACACGCAGACCCAATGATACCTGTCCTTGGAAAAAGTAGAGGAGGACTCGAAATGGAGAATCATGCTGCCGGTGTTGTGACGAATTGTCTGAGAGCGGCGCTTTATCAAGAGCCGAGAGCAAATTCCAAAGTCCTTACAGTCATTACGGCTCTGACCAGAGTTTCCGTTAATATGGACGAGCCAACAGATGCTTTCTATAAAGTATCGACCTCCAACGGCACCCAGGGGTACTGCATGAAGAAGTTCATCGCAGTCCGCCGGTGAGGAGGCTGTTATGGAGATTTCCGAAAGCATCCTGATATCAATCAAGAAACTGTTGGGCATCGACGAGAGTTACACGCACTTTGACCCGGACATCATCATCCACATCAACAGTGTGTTTTCCATCCTGACGCAAATGGGCGTTGGACCTGCCAACGGTTTCTCAATCTCAGGAAAAGATGAAGTCTGGTCCGGATTTATTCAGGATAAGCCGAACATCTTTTCCTTAGTCAAATCCTACGTTTACATGAAGGTTCGGTTGTTATTTGACCCGCCTCTCAGCTCCGCTGCCATTGAGTCCATCAACCGGCAGATCAGTGAGTTTGAGTGGCGGCTTTTTGTTGCAGCGGACCCCGTGAAGAACACTAGCGGGAAGGAGGAAAGTCAAAATGGAGAATAGCATGCTCCTGCACTACGGCATCAAAGGCATGAAGTGGGGCGTCCGCCGCTACCAGAACAAAGACGGCACCCTGACCGCCGCCGGTGAAAAACGCTATGACCGGGATAAACGGGAAAACGCGGCCAAGAAGAAGGAGAACCGCATCGACCTGTCCAACCCGGACCCGAAGCGCTGGGCTAAGGAGGACCTGGAGCGGACCAAGAAAACCGTCGACTCCAGCTCGGATCTGGTGAAGGAGATGAAAAAGCTGGAGCAGACCAGCACGTCCAAGCCAGCTCCGAAACGGATGGATCTGAGCAAGATGACCGACAAGGAGATGCGGGATAAGATCAACCGGGAGCTTCTGGAGCGGCAATACAATCAGCTGTTCGCGGATACCTCCCCAGCTCAGGTTTCTAAAGGGCGGCAGGCATTGCGGGATACGCTGGAAGTGGCGGGAAGCGTTCTGGCGATCGCAGGGTCTTCTCTGAGCATTGCCCTTGTAATCAAGGAATTGCGGGGGTAGTTGTTTATGGAACTGCATCACCATGGAATTCTGAAACAGAAGTGGGGCGTTCGGAACGGTCCTCCCTATCCCCTGCGGGGCGGCGACTACACTCCGGCCCAGAAAAAAGCCATCCGCAATAAGCGGAAGAGCGGCAACAGCATCTACAACAAGAAGCACTTTGACGAAGTGCTGAACGCCGATAAGACGACCCTGAGCACGTTGTCCTATGACAAGGACCGGACCAAGAACACCGATATGTTCTACGCAACCCACAATTCCCTGGACAAGCACCAGTATAACGCACTGTTCAACCGGCCGATCCCGCAGCCGGTATATGACGAGAATGGGAAGCAAATCGGAACCGGCGCGTTTATGAAGTACCGGATCGACAACTCGCTTAAAACCGACTTGAAGGTGGCGAGCGAGGACTCCGGCGCAGAGGTCTTCATGAATCTCTATCGAAAAGATCGGGATTTTTATAACTTTGTAACGGATAAGGACCGGATGCAGAGCTATTTCGTGAAAGACAAGTACAAATTCAAGGGGTATCGGGAAGCTGCCGCAGTGTTGGAAAGGATGAAGGACCCGGACTATACGCCCATCGCCCATCATCGTGTTCGACATGGAGCAGGTTATTCCAAAAGATACCTACCGGACAAAGCTGAGCGAGCAGAAGTTCTCCACCCTGGTTCTCCTTGGCAGAAAAGCGCTGGGGCTGTAACGGGAGGCTGGTGAACCGATGTTATCCAACACCGCCGTCCCCCGTTACTACGGCGCATTCCGCGATGCGGTCATCCGCGGCGATATTCCGGTCTGCAAGGAAGTTGCCATGGAGATGTACCGGATTGACCGGCTGATCGAGTCGCCCAGTTACTACTATGATGACAGGGCGGTGGAGGGCTGGATCGAGTTCTGCGAGAACGAGCTGACCCTGACCGACGGTTCCGACCTGCATCTCCTGGATACCTTCAAGCTTTGGGGGGAACAGGTGTTCGGCTGGTACTATTTCGACGACCGCTCTGTCTATGTACCCAATCCGGACGGCAGAGGCGGACGCTATGTGACCAAGCGGATCAAGCAGCGGCTGACCAAAAAGCAGTACCTGATCGTGGGGAGAGGCGCGGCGAAGTCGCTTTACGATTCCTGCATTCAGGCATACTTCTGTGTTGTGGACGGCTCCACCACCCATCAGATCACCACGGCCCCCACCATGAAGCAGGCCGAGGAGATCATCAACCCCATCAAGACCGCCATCACCCGGGCCAGAGGCCCCGTCTTCCAGTTCATGACTGAGGGGTCTTTGCAGAACACCACCGGGTCCCGGGCCAATCGGGTGAAGCTGGCCTCTACCAAGAAGGGTATTGAGAATTTTATCTCGGGCTCCCTGATTGAGATCCGCCCCATGTCGGTGGACAAGCTCCAGGGCCTGCGCTGCAAAGTGGCCACCGTGGACGAGTGGCTGTCCTCCGCCGACGCCCGGGAGGATGTCATCGGCGCGGTGGAGCAGGGCGCCTCCAAGCTGGACGACTACCTTATTATAGCGACCAGTTCCGAGGGCACGGTTCGTAACGGCGCCGGCGATACCATCAAAATGGAGCTGATGAACATTCTCCAAGGCATTGGCCCTCCGCAGGAGCATGTTTCCATCTGGTGGTACAAGCTGGACTCTGTTGAGGAGGTGGCCTACCCCGATATGTGGCCTAAGGCCAACCCGAATCTGGGAAAGACCGTCACCTATGAGACCTATCAGAAGGATGTGGACCGGGCGGAAACCGCCCCCGCCACACGGAATGATATGCTGGCCAAGCGGTTCGGCCTTCCTATGGAGGGGTACACCTACTACTTCACCTACGAGGAGACTTTGCCCCACCGCCGGCAGCGGTTTTGGCAGATGCCCTGCTCCATGGGCGCCGATCTCTCCCAGGGCGATGACTTCTGCTCCTTTACGTTCCTGTTCCCTCTTCGGGATGGTTCCTTTGGCGTTAAGTCGCGCAACTACATCACATCGGTGACACTCCATAAGCTCCCCGCCGCCATGCGGGTTAAGTACGAGGACTTTATGGCAGAGGGCAGCCTGATCGTCATGGAGGGGACAGTTCTCGACATGATGCAGGTCTATGAGGATCTGGACGACCATGTCATCAACTGCGGCTACGATGTGCGCTGCTTTGGATATGACCCCTACAACGCCAAGGAATTTGTGGAGCGGTGGGTCAATGAGAACGGCCCGTTTGGGGTCGAGGTGGTCCGGCAGGGGGCGAGAACGGAATCCGTCCCCCTGGGCGAGCTGAAGAAGCTGGCCGGAGAGCGGATGCTGCTCTTTGACGAGGACTTAATCACCTTCTCCATGGGCAACTGCATCACGATGGAGGACACCAACGGCAACCGTAAGCTGCTGAAAAAGCGGTCTGACCAGAAGATCGACGCGGTGGCGGCCATGATGGACGCCTACGTCGCCTATAAACACAACCCAGAAGCATTTGAGTAAAAAAAAAGGGGGGGTACTTATGAAGCCCTATTATAAACCTTCTCCCCAGGATTGCCTTGCCCATTATGGAGTCAAGGGCATGAAATGGGGCGTCAGGCGTTATCAGAACTATGACGGTTCCTATACCCGAAAAGGACTGGAGCGCTATCGCAAAGCCGAATCGGACTATGAACGTGCCAAATCAAAAGCGGCAGAAACGAAAGCCGCCCATAAATCCGGACAGGCTACCCGGCAGCAGGTCAAGGACGCTAATCGGGCCGTCAAAACCGAAAAACGTCGGATGGAAGACGCCTATGGTAAACTGAAGACCGACAAGTTAGCGGATGAAGGCAAGAAACTTTATCAGCGCGGCAAGACCATTACCCGGAATACCCAAACTGCTTATTTAGCGGAAACGGCCATAGTAGTTGGTTCCCATGCGGTAAGTTCACTCTTATCCAAAGGGATGGAAGACCAGCGGACGGCACAACTTGCGGACTCAGCTATCGCAGTGGGCGGAACAATCGTGAACGCTTTGCTCGCTGGAAAGGCCATCAGCGAGAACAGAAAGCTGTGGGCCTACTATGCCCATTGAGAAGAGAGGGGCAATGATGGCGTTGACTCCTATTTTTCTCGACATTCTTTTGCACAATGGCATTCGCCCTGTCAAAGCGGCGAAACGCCTCACCACAGACTCTTAACCGGGTCTGTGGTTTTTTTTTGACCTAAATTAGATACACACGGGACGGTTGTTACAAATTTTATCACAGATAGGAGGTGACCGCGATTGTCAGATGTTTTGCAGCACTACGGCATCCGTGGGATGAAATGGGGCGTGCGGAGATTTCAGCAGAAGGATGGAAGCTTGACGTCCCAGGGCCGGAAACGGTACGGCGGTGAGGATGGACCCGAGCGGAAGAAGCTGCCCGCAGCCGGAAAAGCGGCCGTGGGAGCGGCGGCAGCCGCAGGAATCGTTCTTACCGCTTATCTGGTAAAACGGCACGGGGCGAAAAAGGCGGCGGAGCTTGCCGCAAAGGCAGAGCAGGGAAAGCGGGCCGTGGAGCAGCTTCAAAAGAGCGCCTCCGTCTTCTCAACGCCGGTCAGCCAGCTTCGGACTCCCGGGCCGTCTCCGGGCGGCGGCGTTCAGCAGGCGGTAAAAACCGTTGCCTCGGCCACAAAGCAGGCATCCGCGGCAAAGCCTCCTCCGGCTTACGACTTCGCGGCCTTGATGAAGCAGAACGACGAGCTGCTCAAGAAGATGTACGCCGATCTGCTGTCGTAGGAGGTGAGAAAAGTGGAAATGTCAGTTGGTTCCAGGCTGAAACACGCCTGGAACGCTTTTTTAGGCAATGAGTTTTTCAAGTACAGCCATTCCCTTGGCCCCAGCTACTCCTACCGCCCGGACCGGCCCATTTTCAGCCGGGGAAACGAGCGCTCCATCATTACCTCCGTCTACAACCGGATCGCGCTGGACGCGGCGTCGATTGGGATTCAGCATGTCCGCCTGGATGACGACGGCCGGTTTACAGAGGTGATCAATTCAAGTTTGAACGGCTGTTTGACTTTGGAGGCAAATCTGGACCAGACCGGGCGGGCCTTTATCCAGGACGTGGTCATGTCCATGCTGGACGAGGGATGCGTGGCCATCGTGCCCACGGATACCGACCTCGACCCGGAGACCGGCTCGTTCAAGATCGAAACGATGCGTACCGGGAAAATCGTGGAGTGGTATCCCAAGCACGTCAAGGTCCGGGTCTACAACGAGAACCGGGGCGAGAAGCAGGATGTCATCCTGCCGAAGAGTGGGGTCGCCATCATTGAGAACCCGTTTTTCGCGGTGATGAATGAGCCCAACTCCACCATGCAGCGGTTGATCCGAAAACTCAATATTTTGGACGCAATCGACGAGCAGAGCGGTTCCGGAAAACTCAACCTGATTATTCAGCTGCCCTACGTCATCAAGACGGAAGCGAGGCGTCAACAGGCGGAAAAACGCCGTAAAGATATCGAGGAACAGTTGTCCGGCTCCAAGTATGGCGTCGCTTACACCGACGGCACGGAACACGTGGTCCAGCTGAACCGGCCCATCGACAACAATCTGATGTCCCAGATTGAATACCTGACGAGCATGCTTTACAGCCAGTTGGGGATCACGCAGGGGATTTTGGACGGGACTGCCGATGACCGGACGAAGCTGAATTACGACAACCGGACGATTGAACCGATCCTATCAGCCATTGTTGACGAAATGAAGAGGAAATTCCTCACCAAAACTGCTCGGTCACAGAAGCAGTCGATCCTCTTCTTCAGAGACCCGTTCCGGCTGGTGCCCATCAACGATATTGCCGAAATTGCCGACAAGATGACCCGCAACGAGATCATGACCTCCAATGAGATCCGGCAGAAGATCGGCATGAAGCCGTCGAAGGACCCCAAGGCGGACGAGCTCCGAAACAGCAACTTAAGCGCCCCGAAAGAGGAGGGCAATCAGCCACCATCAACATCTGAAGGAGGAAACGTTCAAAATGAACCTGAAGTATGACTTTAGTGGCTGGGCGACCCGGAACGACCTTGTCTGCGCGGACGGACGAACCATCCGCCATAACGCATTCGAGGATTGCGACGGGAAGACGGTTCCCCTGGTTTGGAACCACCAGCACGACGAACCTGGCAACATCCTGGGCCACGCCCTTTTGGAGAACCGGAAGGACGGCGTTTACGCCTACTGCACATTCAACGAGACCGACGCCGGCAAGGCGGCTAAGATGCTGGTCCAGCATGGGGACATCGCGTCCCTGTCCATTTACGCCAATGGGCTGAAGCAGACCCCCAGCAAGGATGTGACGCATGGCGTCATCCGGGAGGTCAGCCTGGTGGTCGCCGGGGCAAATCCCGGCGCCTTTATTGACTTTGTGGATATGGCCCACGGCGAAGGCGGCGAGCAGGAGATGATCCTGTCCGCCTACGAGCCCATTTCCCTGTTCCGCCCCGACGAGAAGCCCCCTCTTGTTCATAAGGCCGGCTCTGGGGATGGCAAGAAAGAGGACAAGCCTAAGGACGACGGAAAAGAGGAGAAGCCTGAGAATGAGAAGACCGTCCAGGACGTGGTGGACAGCATGACCGAGGAGCAGAGAACGGTCATGTATGCCCTGATCGGCGCGGCCATGGAGGAATTGGATTCCCAGAAGGGCAAGGGGGACGGGGGCGACGACGATGACGACGACCCCGACAAGAAATCTGACAAAACCAAGGGAGGAAACAAGACCATGAAGCACAATGTTTTCGAGAACGAAGACACTCAGGACACCGTTCTGAGCCACTCCGACCGCGCTGACATTCTTGCTCTGGCCAAGAGCAACAGCGTGGGCAGCCTTCAGACCGCTCTGAAGATCTACGCTGAGCAGAACGAGCTCAAGCACGGCATCGACAATATCGAGAGCCTGTTCCCGGACTTCAAGGACCTGCGCCCCGGCGCGCCTGAGCGCGTTACCCGCGACCAGGGCTGGGTGACTGCCGTCATGCAGAAGGTCCACAAGAGCCCCATCAGCCGTATTCGTACCCGCCAGATGGACACCCGCAAGGACTCCATCCGGGCCCACGGCTATCAGAAGGGCAAGCGCAAGACTCTGTCCGGCAACATGAACGTCATCACCCGGACCACTGACCCTCAGACGGTGTACCGCACCGACGCCCTGCACCGGGACGACATTGTCGACATCACTGATTTCGATGTAGTGGAGTACCAGTATGCCGTGATGCGGGAGAACCTCAACGAAGAGGTGGCTACCGCCATCATGGTGGGCGACGGCCGCGAAGCGGACGACGAGATGAAGATCTCCGAGGACCACATCCGTTCCATCTGGAACGACAACGACCTCTACACCATCCACTACGACGTGGATATTGAGGCCGCCCGCGCCGAGCTCAACGGTAGCAAGACCGATATGAGCTTCGGCGAGAATTACATCTACTCCGAGGCCATCATCACCGCCGCTCTCTATGCCCGGGAGAAGTACAAGGGCACCGGCACCCCTGATTTCTTCTGCACGCCTCATCTGGTGAACGTGATGCTGCTGGCCCGGGACATGAACGGCCGCCGCATCTACAACTCCAAGGCCGACCTGGCCGCCGCCCTGAACATCGGCGAGCTCTATACTGCCGAGCAGTTCGAGGGCTTGGTCCGTATGGACGACGAGGGCGCCAAGCACAAGCTGCTGGGCCTCTTTGTCAACCTGGCCGACTATACCGTGGGCTCCACCAAGGGCGGCGAGATCACCCGGTTTGACCAGTTTGACATCGACTTCAACCAGCAGAAGTACCTGATCGAGACCCGCCTGTCCGGCGCGCTGACCCGCGTCTACTCCGCCATCGCGCTGGAGGAGCCTGTGGCCGCCAGCTCCGGCGGTGGTTCCAGCGCCGGCACTCCCTGAGGAGAAGCTTCAAAATGGCGAAATTTTATGGATCGGTAGGCTATGCTGATACCGTTGAGACTGCCCCTGGCGTGTATGAAGAGAAGATCGTTGAGTATCCGTACTATGGCGATTTGACTCGGAATACACGCCAGCTTCAGTCTGGGGAGACCCTGAACGACGACATCAATATCGCGAATGAGATCAGCATAGTCGCCGATCCGTTCGCCAGGAAGAACTTCCACAAGATGCGGTATGTGGCGTACATGGGCGCGAAATGGAAGATTTCCAAGGTCGAAGTGGGATATCCCCGCCTGATCCTGACGATTGGGGGGCTCTACAATGGGTGACAGGATTCAACTTCATACCCTTCTGTGCGGGATTCTTGGCTGTCCGGAACGCGGCGATGCGTGCCGGGCTTATTTTCAGCCTCCGGCCAGCAAGGAAATCCAGTACCCCTGCATCGTCTACGAGCGAAGCGAAATCAGCGCCATCCACGCTGACAACGCCCCCTACCGGCTGCTGGACCGGTATCAGGTGACGGCCATCTACAAGAACCCGGACAGCGATCTGCCCCACCGCCTTGCCATGCTGCCCATGTGCGCCCACGACCGTCATTTCACGGCCGACAATCTGAACCACGACATCTTCAACCTGTACTATTAAAAGGAGGAAATCCGAAATGAGTAAACTCGTATGGGACAAGATCGGGGAACGTTTCTACGAAACCGGCATCGATCACGCCGTCCTCTACCCCATCAGCGCCACCGGCGTCTACGACAGGGGTATAGCCTGGAGCGGCATCACCGCCATTAACGAGAGCCCCTCCGGCGCCGAGCCCAACAACATGTACGCCGACAACATCAAGTACCTGGTGCTGGTGGGCGCCGAGGACTTCGGTTTGACCATTGAGTGCTACACCTACCCCGACGAGTGGGAGGAGTGCGACGGCTCCGCGGAGATCGCCCCCGGCGTGATGGCCGGCCAGCAGACCCGCAAGGTCTTTGGCCTGAGCTACCGCACCAAGCTGGGCAACGATGTGGACGGTCAGGACCACGGCTATAAGCTGCACCTGGTCTACGGCGGTCTGGCCTCTCCCTCTGAGCGGGGCTATCAGACTGTCAACGACTCTCCTGAACCCATCAACCCCAGCTGGGAGGTCACGACCACTCCCGTGGACGTACCCGGCTTCAAGCCCACTGCCCGTCTGATCATCACCTCCACCAAGGCCGACCCTGCCAAGCTGAAGGCGCTGGAGGACATCCTCTACGGCACCGAGGAAACGGAGCCCCGGCTGCCTCTGCCCGAGGAAGTCATCAAGCTGTTGGCGAACGATGTTACAGTGACCGTCGCCCCGGAGAGCCCCTCCGCCACCCTGCTGGGCAAGAAGGTCTCCGAACTTCAGAGCAACGTCGTAGTGGGCGAGAGCGCCATCACCGGCAGCCTGAAGAATGTGACCGGCTATACCGGGTTCAGCAGCGATCCCTCTGAGCAGAAGGGGCACTATCTGGCGCTGAAATTTGACGTCGCTCCGGCCGACGCCACCACCACCGTGGAGCTGGTGGGCGGCACCAAGGGGGCTGTGGCTCTGGATGAGGACAAGAACATTGTTCTGCCCATCAAGAACAATTCCCAGAGCGTCAAGGTAATCTCCACCAAGGACAGCTCCTCTGTCACCAAGATCTATACTCTGACCGGCCTGACTCTGGAGTCCTGAGAAACGGGGACTGAAATCCAGACAACGAATCCGCAAGGCGGAGCTCTCTTCACCGAGGGCTCCGCTTTCTTTTATTTTTGAAAGGAGAAAACTGCAATGCTGAAGCTGACAAGGACTTACAACGACTATAACGGCGTTTCCCGCACGGAGGATTTCTACTTCAATCTGACCCAGGCCGAGGTGACCGAGCTGGAGCTCTCCGTGGACGGCGGTCTGGTGGAGATGATCAACCGCATTGTCGCGGCCCAGGATGGGAAGCAGATCATCGCCATCTTCAAGGACATCATTCTGCGGGCCTATGGTGAGAAGTCCCCTGACGGGAAGCGCTTTATCAAGAACCAGGAGCTGCGGGACGCGTTCGCCCAGACGGAGGCGTACAGCGATCTGTTCATGGAGCTGGCCACCGATGCGGAAGCGGCGGCCCGGTTCATCAACGGCATCGTCCCCCAGGGCAAGAAGGCTCCGGCTCCTCGGGCATAAGGCTGACTGGGGAGATCAGAGATGCTGGAACTTGTGATACCGGAGACCGAGCAGTATGACGAGGCGAACGACCGTTTTATCACGACCAAGAAGCAGGTGCTTCGGCTGGGACACTCTCTGGTCTCCCTTTCAAAATGGGAATCAAAATGGCATAAGCCTTACCTTTCCCGAAAGCCGAAGACGCGGGAGGAGCGGATCGACTATGTCCGGTGCATGACATTGACCCAGAACGTGGACCCCGATGTCTACACCGCCATTACGCCCCAGATGCTGAAAATGGTCGACGCTTACATCGACGATTCCATGACGGCGACCACCTTTGTCAAAGGCCGGAAGGGCCGGTCGGCCAATGAGGTCGTCACGGCGGAGATCATCTACTACTGGATGCTCTCCCACCAGATCCCCTTTGAGTGCCAGAAGTGGCATTTGAACCGGCTTATGACGCTGATTAACGTCTGCAACGCAAAGAACGGCCCTCAAAAGAAAATGAGCCAGAAGGAAATCTTTGCACAGAACCGTGCGCTGAACGCGGCACGCAGAAAGAGAGCCAATTCGAGAGGATGATGCACATGTCCGAAGCAGTGATTTGGAGTTTCTTCAAGAAGAAAGGCCTCTCGGATTGCGGAGCGGCTGGACTGATGGGGAATCTCTATGCCGAGAGCGGCCTGAAGCCGGACAATCTCCAGAACACCTGTGAAAAGAAGCTGGGATTGTCCGACGCGGACTATACCGCCCAGGTGGACGCCAGAATCTATCAGGATTTTGTCCACGACAGCGCCGGATATGGCCTTGCCCAGTGGACATTCTGGAGCCGGAAGCAAAAGCTGCTCGTCTTTGCCCTGAGCCGCGGCAAGAGCATCGGGGATTTGGAGATGCAGCTGGATTTTCTCTGGAAGGAACTGACCGAGAGCTATCCATCTCTGGTCAACATCTTGAAGACCGCCGCATCTGTCCGGGCGGCCTCCGACGCCGCGCTGGTACAGTTTGAGCGCCCCGCAGACCAGAGCGAGACGGCCAAGGCCAGACGGGCCGCTTACGGGCAGAAGTATTACGACCAATTTGCAGAAAGAGGTGAAACGATGTCTTCTACAACGATGCTGCCGGCTGTGGAGCGCGTGCTAGCCACGGCCAGAGCCGAGATCGGCTATATCGAGAAAGAAACCAATGCCCAGCTCGATCATAAGACGGCCAATGCCGGAGATAAAAACTGGAACAAGTATGCCAGGGATCTGGATGCGCTGGGGGTCGTTTATAACGGAAGGAAGAACGGCTATTCCTGGTGCGACATCTTTGTGGACTGGTGCCACATCCACACGTTCGGTCTGGAGCTGGCGTTGAAGCTGCTCTGCCAGGCAAAGAACGGCGTGGGGGCAGGGTGCACCGGTTCCGCCAACTACTATAAGCAGAAGGGACGGTTTTACACCGGAGGTCCCCAGCCTGGCGACCAGATCTTCTTTACGAAGGACGGCGGCAAGTCGTTCTACCACACTGGTATCGTGGAGAAGGTGTCTGGCGGGCGGGTCTACACCATCGAGGGGAACACCAGCTCCGCGGCCGGCGTCGTGGAAAACGGCGGCTGTGTCCGGGATAAGAGCTACCCCCTGGGATACAACAAGATCGGCGGCTACGGCCGCCCCGACTATTCTATCGTACCGGAGGAGGACGACGATATGGATCAGGCGAAATTCAATGAGATGTTCGGCGCGGCCATGACGAATTACCTTAAGGGTCTTCAGAACAACAACTGCGGCGATTGGTCGGAAGAGGCCCGGGTTTGGGCTGAAAGTGTGGGGCTCTTTGCCGGGAACGGCACCGCGGTTGACGGCAAGCCGAACATGATGTGGCCGTCCGGTCTGACAAGAGAGCAGGCGGCCCAGCTCTTCTACCGCTTTGCGCAGATGGCGGGGCTTGCGTGATGAAAAGCAGGCGAAGCCGGACCAGAGGCAAATCTGGAAGAAAACCTGACCTTTCGCAGTTTTCAAAATGGATGATCGCCGATATCCGTCCGCTGTTGTGGATCGTGACCATCGGCGGTTTTTTATTGGCCTTCTACTGTGTCTATAAGGGGTATATGGGAGCGTTGCCCTGGATCGGCGCTATGGTCGGTCTGCCCTGGACGGCCCATGGCGTGGTGTGCAGTTTCTATCTGAACCTGTGCAAGTCCGACCACCGGGAGGGCGGAATCACTTTTGAAACGGCGAAGGCGTCCAATTTCAATGTAAATGTTTCGCAGACACCGGTTGGCTCTGTGGAGAGCCCGGCAATTTAAGGAGGAAGCGTATGAACGCGGAAATCATTTCGACGCTGCTGATGATTATTGGCGGGGTTACGATCCTGACCAACATCATTGTCCAGGTGGTTAAGACTGTGACCTGGGACAAGATTCCCACAAATTTCCTTGCGCTTATGGTGTCGGAGGCGCTGACACTGGCCGCCGGCGCCGCCTATGCACAAATCAAAGGGATTGCAATTACCTGGTATCTGGTATTTGCGGCTGTCGTGGTCGGGCTTCTGTCCGCCTACGCGGCCATGGTGGGCTACGACAAATTGATTGAGGCATTCAAGAACTGGCCGAAGAAAACGGAATGATGGGAGGAGACGGCAGTGATTCGTTTCAGACACAAGGGCGATTTTTCCAAGCTGACCCGATTTCTGGAAAGAGCAAAGGAGACGGTTCATCTCGGCGATCTGGACAAGTTTGGCCGGGAAGGCGTGGCCGCCCTTGCGTCTGCAACGCCTGTTGACTCCGGAGAGACGGCCGCGTCCTGGTATTACAAAATTACCAACAGGGACAACACCGTCACCATCTCGTTTCACAATTCAAATGTTCAAAATGGAGTTCCCATTGCCATTATCCTGCAATACGGACATGGCACTGGGACCGGAGGCTGGGTACAGGGAAGAGATTACATCAACCCTGCTATCCAGCCTATTTTTGACCAGATCGCAGATTACGCATGGAAGGAGGTCACACGGTCATGAGCAGGACCATCGACGAGAGAATCGTCGAGATGCGATTTGACAACAGACAGTTTGAGCGGAATGTGCAGACCAGTCTGTCGACACTCGACAAACTCAAGCAGGGTTTGGATCTGGACGGTGCTGCCAAGGGACTTGAAAACCTGGGCGACGCTGCTAAGAAGTGCAATATGTCCGCCCTTAGCAGCTCCGTCGAGACGGTTCGGGCGAAATTCTCGGCGCTTGAAGTCGTTGCCATGACGACCCTTTCCAACATTACAAATTCAGCCCTGAACACGGAAAAACGGCTTGTGTCCGCCCTTACAATCGACCCCATCAAAACCGGTTTTCAGGAGTATGAGACCCAGATCGGAGCGGTGCAGACCATCCTGGCGAACACCCAGCACGAAGGGACCAATCTTCAGCAGGTGAACCTGGCGCTGGATGAGCTGAACACCTACGCGGACAAGACGATCTACAACTTCACGGAAATGACCCGGAACATCGGCACGTTTACCGCGGCTGGTGTAAAACTTCAGACATCCGTTGACTCCATCAAGGGTATCGCGAACCTGGCCGCCATTTCCGGCTCCACCTCCCAGCAGGCGTCCACAGCCATGTATCAGCTCTCCCAGGCGCTGGCCGCAGGCAGAGTGTCCCTGATGGACTGGAACTCGGTGGTCAACGCGGGCATGGGCGGCAAGGTGTTCCAGGACGCCCTGGTCCGCACATCCGAGCTGCTGGGCACCGGAGCCCAGAATGCCATCAATATGTATGGTTCCTTCCGGGAATCCCTTACCAGGGGCGAGTGGCTCACCACGGAAGTCCTCACGGAGACCCTGAAGCAGTTTGCCGGCGCATATACCGAGGCGGATCTGGTGCAGCAGGGCTTTACGGAGGCCCAGGCAAAGGAAATTGCCCAGATGGCACAGACGGCAGAGGACGCCGCTACGAAGGTGAAAACCTTTACCCAGCTATGGGACGCCTTGAAGGAGAGCGCCCAGTCGGGATGGACCGAGACGTGGGAGATTCTGGTTGGCGACTTTGACGAGGCAAAAGCGCTGTTGACGGAAGTATTCAACACCATCGGCGGCATCATCGGCGAGTCCGCCCAGGCGAGAAACGAACTGCTCAGCGGCGGCTTGAGTTCCGGCTGGAAACAGCTGCTGGATCAGGGAATTGCCGATGAAGCGGGTTTTATAGAGTCGATCCAAGCAGTCGCCAGAGAGAGCGGCGACGCCTTTGACCAGCTGGTAGCGGATTCGGACAGCTTTACTGACGCGCTGAAGCAGGGGTTGAAGGATGGAGTAATCTCCTCTGAAACCTTGTCCGAGGCGGTCTATCATCTCCAGGGAAAGATGTCCGGCATGTCCCAGGAGGAGCGCAAGGCCGCCGGATACACCTCGGAGATGGTGGAGCAGATCGAAACGCTGGCCGACAGTCTTCGGGATGGCTCCGTCTCCATGGATGAGTTTACGGAGAAGATTCTGCGCCCCTCCGGCCGGGAGAACCTGATCCAGTCGGTCTGGAACGCGGCCAAGGGATTGGTAAGCGTTATCGCCCCGATCAAGGATGCGTTCCGCGATATTTTTCCGCCCGCCACTTCCGACCAGCTCTACGCGCTGACGGAGACGCTGCGGAGCTTTTCCGAGCGGTTGACGATTTCGGATGAAACAGCGGATAAATTGCAGCGGACCTTCAAAGGGCTCTTTTCCATGCTGGATTTGGGCCGTCAGGCAATTATGGCGGTGGTCAACGCGGTCATGCCTATGGCTGGAGGCATAGGGTCCCTAGCAGATGGTCTTCTTACGGTGACCGCCGCGATTGGCGATTTTCTGACCGGCATCAACGACGCGGCAAAGAAAGGTAAAGTCTTCAGTAAAATGGCCCAGGGTATCGCGGATGCTCTGGGTTTCGTTGTATCAGGAATCCAAACCTTTATCGGGTTTCTCGGCGACGTCTTTGCCATCCCCGGCTTCGAGGCGTTCCAGGCGCTTCTCGGCCGCATCCAGACCCGAATCGGCCAGGTGATCGACGCAGTCGGCGGCCTGGGATTTGGGGTGGACGATGCGGTAAATACCATGGATTCCGCCGTTGGAAACAGCAAATTCCTGCAAATGCTTCAGAGCCTGTTCAACGGCGTGAAAACCATTGCCAGCGGAATCATCGGCGTGCTCGGCGGCTTGTCCGCCACGCTGATAGACGCCATTGGCAACGCTGATTTCAGCGGAGTGATTGATTTACTCAACGGCATTTCTCTGGGCGGAATCGCGGTAGGCATCACCAAGTTCATGAACAGCCTGACAAAGTCTTTCGACGATGTCGGCGGCCTTCTTGACAATGTAAAGGGTATTTTGGACGGGGTGCGGGGCTGCTTTGAAGCCTATCAGACCCAGCTGAAGGCTGGAACCCTTCTGAAAATCGCCTCCGCTATTGCCGTGCTGGCGGCCGCGATCGTAACCATTTCTCTGATTGACAGCGGCAAGCTGACCGCTTCTCTGGGCGCCATTACCGTACTGTTTGCGGAATTGATGGCTTCCATGGCCATCTTTAGTCGTATTAGTGGAGAAGTCAAGGGTGTCGTTAAAGGCACTGCGGCTATGATTGGCGTTTCCACCTCAGTTCTTCTGCTGGCCTCCGCCCTGAAGAAAATCTCCGATATCGAGCCGGAGCAGATGGTCGTGGCCCTTGCCGGGATCGCCGGGCTGATGACCGCGCTGGTGGCTGCGGCCAAAGTTTTGGGGAGCGGTTCCAGCTCCGTCATCAAGGGGTCCGCCCAGATGGTGGTGTTTGCCGGCGCAATCAAAATGCTTGCCTCCGCCTGTATCGACCTGGCCCAGCTGGACTTTGCCGGGGTGGCAAAGGGCTTGACCGGAGTCGGCGTTCTGATGGCGGAGGTTTCTCTATTCACGAACACGGTTAAGGTCAACAAGGGCGCCATGGCTACTGCGGCCGGGATTCTGGTTCTGGCCAGCGCTATGAAGGTCTTTGCCTCCGCCTGCAAGGATTTTGGGCAGATGAATGCGGGCGAGCTGGTGAAGGGGCTGAGCTCTGTTGGAGCTGTCCTTTTGGAGATTACCGCATTCACAAAACTGACTGGAAATGCACAGGGGCTTATCTCCACTGGTCTTGCCATGATTGAGATCGGCGCGGCCATGAAGATATTTGCTTCTGCGATGGCGGACTTCGGCGGCATGTTTTTGGCGGAGATCGGGAAGGGCTTGCTGGCCATGGGCGGGGCCTTGGCGGAAGTGGCGATCGCCATGAAAGCCATGCCGAAGAACTTGATTACCACGGGCGTGGGGCTTGTCACAGTTGGAGCGGCGCTGAATGTCTTGGCGGAGGCCCTCGGAAAAATGGGGGGCATGAGCTGGGAGGCCATTGCGAAAAGCCTGGTTGCCATGGGCGGCGCTCTGGCCGAGCTGGCGGTCGGTTTGAATTTTATGAACGGAACACTGGCCGGTTCCGCCGCTATGCTGGTAGCCGCAAGCGCTTTGGCGGTTTTGACCCCGGTGCTCTTTACCCTGGGAAGCATGAGCTGGGAGGCCATCGCCAAGGGGCTGATTACCGTTGCCGGAGCCTTTACGGTGATTGGGACGGCCGGCGCGCTTCTCACGCCGCTGCTCCCCACCATTCTCGGGCTGGGCGGCGCGTTTGCTTTGATTGGCGTCGGCATTGCCGGCCTTGGGGCGGGGCTTCTTCTGGTTGGGACTGGGCTCACCGCCATCGCGGTCGGCATCACGGGCCTGGCTACCTCCCTGGGGGCAGGCGTGACCATCATTGTGGCCGGGTTGACGTCCATTATCACGGGTATTGCCGCGCTAATCCCTGCGATTGCCCAACAGCTGGGCGAGGCGGTCATCGCCTTTGCCGGAGTCATCACCAATGGCGCCCCGGCGATTGGAAACGCGGTCAAAGCGCTGGTGCTCACCCTGGTGGACGTCCTGGTGGAGTGTGTGCCCGCGATTGCCAACGGGGCTCTGGAGCTGATTGCCGGAGTCCTTGCGGCGCTGGCGGCCTATACGCCGCAGATCGTGGATTCTATCATGCAGTTCCTGATCGAAGTCATCGACGGCTTGGCGCGCAATCTGCCGACACTGATCCAGTCGGTGGTCAATTTGCTGATGTCCTTCTTCTCCGGAATCGTATCCGCCCTGGGGAGCATCGACACTGACGCCCTTCTGAAAGGCGCCGCTGGGATCGGGCTTCTCAGCGGCATTATGGTGGCCCTCGGCGCATTGGCCGGGCTGATCCCCTCCGCAATGGTGGGCGTGCTTGGCCTGGGCGTTGTTATGGCGGAGCTTGCCGTTGTTCTGGCGGCCATTGGAGGCCTGGCGCAGATTCCCGGCCTCGACTGGCTGATTGGGGAAGGCGGCAAGCTGCTGCAAACCATCGGAAACGCCATTGGCGGATTTATCGGCGGTATTGTCGGCGGGTTTATGGGCGGCATATCCGCCTCGTTCCCGCAGATCGGCGCCGATCTCGCGGCGTTCATGACCAACGTACAGCCGTTTATCGATGGAGCCCGTGGCATTGACGCCGCCATGCTGGATGGTGTAAAGGCGCTTACCGAGGCGATTTTGCTGATTACTGCCGCTGATCTGCTGGAAGGGTTGACCTCCTGGCTGACGGGCGGTTCTTCCCTGTCCGCCTTTGCCGGGGAGCTTGTCCCCTTCGGTGAGGCGATGATGAAATTTTCCAACAGCATTGCCGGCCTTGACGGCAATTTGGTCAGCACGGCCGCGATTGCCGGAAAGACACTGGCCGAAATGGCGGCGACCCTGCCGAACTGCGGCGGCATCGCGGGGTTCTTCACCGGCGAAAATGACATGGACGAGTTTGGAAACCAGCTGGTTGGTTTCGGCGGGTCCATGATGCGGTTTGCCGCAAGCATCAAAGGGCTGGACGCCGACGCGGTAAACAATGCCGCCATCGCGGGGAAGGCCATGGCGGAAATGGCGGCTACCCTGCCCAATACAGGCGGAGCCGTGGCTTTCTTTGCCGGTGACAACGATATGAGCGCGTTCGGCGACCAGCTGGCCCCCTTTGGGGAGGCCATCAAAGCCTACTCTGACGCGGTGACCGGACTGGATGTGGACGCGGTTAAGAACTCAGCCATCGCCGGGCAGGCCATGGCGGAACTGGCGGCCACGCTCCCGAACACGGGGGGCGCTGTCGCATTCTTTGCCGGCGACAACGATATGGCGACCTTCGGAGCGCAGCTTGCCTCCTTTGGCGTCTCCATGAAGAATTATTCAAAATCGGTCAGCGGTTTGGATAGCGACGCGGTTGCGAATTCGGCCATTGCCGGAAAAACTCTGGTGGAGCTGGCAAATACCATTCCGAATACCGGAGGTCTGGTCGCATTCTTCACGGGCGACAACGATTTGGAGACCTTTGGCGATCAGTTGGTTCCCTTTGGAGAGGCGATGAAGGCTTATTCCGACAGCGTGACCGGCATGGATGGCGAAGCGGTGACCGCTTCCGCCACTGCGGCAAAGGCGCTGGCAGAGCTGCAAGCCTCCCTTCCCAATATCGGCGGAGTGGTAGACTTCTTCACCGGAGGCAACGACTTGGAGACCTTCGCAAACGGTCTGCTCCCCTTCGGAGAAGGGATGAAAGCCTATGCCGATTCCGTGACCGGGTTGGATGCGGGCGCTGTTTCCGCCTCCATTACCGCGGCCCAGGCCCTCTCCGCGCTTCAGGCGTCTCTTCCCCATGTGGGCGGGGTGCTGGAATTCTTCACCGGCGGAAACGATCTTGGGGCTTTTGCGGATGGAGTTCTTTCCTTTGGCTTGGCCATGAAAGCCTATGGCGGCGCTGTTTCCGGCATTGACGCCGGCGCGGTCTCCGCCTCGGCTGTGGCGGCTCAGGCCCTGGCGGAGCTGCAAGCATCTCTGCCCAACGTGGGCGGCATCATGGAGTTTTTCACCGGCGGGAACGACCTTGAAACATTCTCCGAGGGCGTCATCTCCTTTGGCGCGGCCATGAAGTCCTATGGGGAAGCCGTGGCCGGTATCAACGCCGATGCCGTGGAGGCATCTGGAGTCGCCGCCCAGTCGTTGGCAAAACTTCAGGCTGCTTTGCCGCAGGTTGGCGGGGTCATGGAGTTCTTCACGGGAGGAAACGATCTCGGTAAATTCTCGGAGGGCATTGTGCCCTTTGGAGCGGCCATGAAATCCTATGGGGAAGCCGTGGCCGGTATCAACGCCGAGGCGATCACGGCTTCTGCGGTTGCCGCCCAGTCCCTGGCCCAGCTTCAGACCAATCTGCCCAATGTGGGCGGTGTGATGACCTTCTTTGATGGCGGCAACGACCTTGGCACCTTTGCCACGGGTATTGTCCCCTTCGGCGCGGCTATGAAGTCCTACGGAGACGCCGTGGCGGACATCAACACCGGGGCTATCACCGCCTCGGCAGTGGCGGCCCAGTCCCTGGCAAGGCTGCAAGAATCCCTTCCCCTGGCGGGCGGAGTCATGGAGTTTTTCAATGGAAGCCATGATCTGGCCGTCTTTGCCGCCGGGATCATCCCCTTCGGCGCGGCCATGAAGTCTTACAGCGACGCTGTGGCCGACATCAATCCCACTGCCGTGGAAAGTTCCGCCTCCGCCGGTCAGGCGCTGGTGGAACTGGCGAATACCTTACCCAATACGGGCGGGCTGCTCTCCTTCTTTACGGGAGGAACCGATCTGACTGCCTTTGGAGACGACCTCACGGCCTTCGGCGCAGATCTGGCCGCCTATGCGGAGGCCATCAAGGATGTGAAGCCGGAAGCGGTAACGGCCTCGGCCAACGCTGCGAGCGCGCTTTCCAATCTGGCGACCGGCCTTCCGGACAGCAGTCTGTTCGACCAGTGGTTCGGCGGGGATCAGACGCTGGCGTCCTTTGGCGCGGATATTTCCAAATTCGGCGCCTCCATGAAGGATTACTACAATGAGATTTCCGGTATTGACCTCGGCAAGTTGTCCGACGTTATCACCCAGGTCTGGGATCTGATCGAGCTGGCGGAAGGGGTAAACGGCGTCAATACCAGCGGCCTGACCAAATTCGCCGACAGTATGAAGAAGATGGGCGACGCCGGGATTTCCGGATTCACCGACGCCTTCTACAACTGCGGCGGCACCGTAAACAGCGCCGTGGTCAGTATGCTGACCTCCGTCCGTGGTTCCATCACGTCGAATATCCCGGTGGCAAGCTCCGTCATGGAGACGCTTGTGGAGTCAATGGCGGATATTGTAGACAAAAAGGTCGTTGTGATCGAGTCCGCAGTTGAGGGCATGATGCGGAATCTCGCCGTTTCGATCCTATCGTCTTCCGGCGCCGTAAAAACGGCAGCGGGGACGGTGGCGTCTGCGGCCGTATCCCAAATCAACAGCATGAAGCCCGAGTTTGAGACTGCCGGTGAAAATGCCGGACAGGGCTTTGTCAAAGGCATCCGCTCTAAGTTCAGCGCCTCCAGTTCCGCGGGCCGCAGTCTGGGCCTTGCCGCGCTGAACGCGGCGAAAAAGGCCCTGGACAGCCATTCTCCCTCCCGGGAGTTCATTTATCTGGGCGAGAACATCGGTGAGGGCCTGGCCATCGGCGTCGACAACAGCATCGTCCCGGCCGCCCAGGCCACTTCCGACATGATCGGCGAGGTTATCGCCGTCAGCAACAAAGGCATCGACGCCTGGAAGGACTGGGTGGATGAGAAGACCTATTACGACGAGCTGAGTTTGAAAGACCAGCTGGCCGGATGGGAAAACCTTCAGAAGCAGTACAAAGCCGGTTCCGAGGAGCGGAAGCAAATCGACCGGGAGGTCTATCAGCTTCAAAATGAACTGGTGGCGTCCACCTATCAGGCTTCCCTCGACTGGATCGAGGAGGAGAAATACTACAACCGGCTGAGCACCGAGGAGGAACTGGCCGCCTATGAGCGGATGCAGTCCCGGTATATGGAGGGCAGCGAGGAACGCAAGAAGATCGACCGGGAGGTCTACACCCTTCGCAACCAGCTTGTGGACGAGTCCTATCAGAATTCTATGGACTGGATCGAGAAGGAGAAGAACTACGGCCGAATGAGCCTGGCGGACGAGCTGGCCGCCTATAAGCGTGTTCAGAGCCGGTATGCGGCGGGCAGCAAAGAGCGCGAGGAGATGGACCTGAAGGTCTATCAGCTGGAGCAGAAGATCTATGAGGCCCAGAAGCAGTATATCGCCGACGTCCAGAGCGTTCAGGAGTCCGCCAACCAGAAGCGCATCCAGCTGGAGCAGGAGTATGCCAACAAGGTTCGCTCTGTCAATGAGCAGCTGGAACGGGATATTCAGTCGCTGAATGACCAGTATCAGAACGCGGTGGAATCCCGTACCAACAGTCTCTACCAGTCCTACGGCCTTTTCGATGAAGTTACAAAGAAGGAGACCGTCAGCAGCGATACGCTGATGAAGAACCTGGAGGGGCAGGTGCAGGAGTTCGGCGAATGGCAGGATATTCTGGGCCAGCTCTCCGCCAGGGGGGTTGATGCGGACCTGATTTCCGAACTCCAGGAGATGGGGCCGTCCGCCATCGAAGAGATCCGGGCGCTGAATTCCATGAGCGACGACGAGCTGGAGAAGTACGTCTCCCTCTGGTCCGTTAAGCACGCTCAGGCCCGGGAACAGGCCACCTCAGAGCTGGAAGGCCTCCGCGTGGAAACCCAGGAGCAGATCGCTCAGCTGCGGGCCGACGCGGAAGCGGAGCTGGAGGAGTACCGCATTACCTGGCAGGAGGAATTGTCCCAGTTGGAAGAGGACACAGCCAATCAACTGGCGTCGCTCCGGCAGGAGTTCGCGGAAAACGTGGGCTTGATCAAGAAGGACACCGAGGCCGAGATGCGGGAAATGACCGAGGCGGCCACGAAGATCCTGAAGGAAGCCGGATGGACTGAGACGGGACAGCAGATCCCCGCCGGTCTTGCGGAGGGCGTCTCCCTGTCGAAATCCGCCTTCCTCGACGAACTGACCAGCATGGCGCTGGCCGGCGTAGAGGCGGTCAAGAGCACGCTGAAGATCAATTCTCCTTCTCGGGTCTTCCGGGAGCTGGGCAACTTTACGGGGCTTGGCTTTGTGACGGGACTGGCAGACTACGCGAAGAAGTCCTACGCCGCGGGGGCGAATGTGGCGGAGTACGCCGCAGACGGCCTTTCCAACGCCATGTCCATCGCGGCCGAGCTGCTCAGCGGGGATATGGATGCTCAGCCCACGATCCGGCCGGTGCTTGACCTCTCCGATGTAATGCGCGGGGCGGACGAGCTGAACAGCCTGTTCTATCCCCAGCGGACCATCGGCCTTGCCGGGCAGGCCAGCCTGGCCTTTGCTGAGTCCGGCCGAAGCGGCGGAACGGTGGTCAACGTGGATAACGGCGACATTGTGGAGGAGCTCCGTGCCCTTCGCAGCGAAATGGCGGAGATGACGGAGCGAATGGAACGGATGCGTGTGGTTCTGGACACCGGCACGCTGGTGGGCGAGATGGCAGGACCCATGGACAACGCCCTTGGGCAGAGGGTCACGCGCAGAGGAAGGGGGAACTAAGCTTGTACCATTCGGTTACCTTTGGGGATAAAAACACCTGGGACGACTGGCGGCTGGTTCCCGCCTCCCGCCCCGTGTTCAATCCTCCGGCCCAGAAGGTAAAGACGCTGGAAATACCCGGTGGGGACGGGGTGATCGATTTATCCCAGTCTCTCACCGGGTATCCGGTGTATCAGAACCGGACGGGCTCCATTGAGTTTATCGTGATGAACGACTTTAAGCCCTGGCACATGGCCTATTCCGATATCATGGACTATCTGCACGGCCAGAAGCTGCGGGCGATTTTGGAGGATGACCCGGAGTATTTTTACGAGGGGCGGTTTGTGGTCAACGTCTGGAAGTCGGAAAAGGACTGGTCGCGCATCACCATCGACTATGATGTGGGGCCCTACAAGTGGTCGGTTCTGTCCTCTACGGACGACTGGCTGTGGGACCCCTTCAACTTTCAAAATGGCGTGATCCGGCCGGTTCTGTTCAAGGACATCGCCGTGACTGCTGAAAAGAGGACCATCCGGCTGGAGGCCACGCTCTTTGGGCGGGCTCCGGTGTGTCCGCAGTTCTTTGTGACCAGCTCAGACCAGAGGGGCGTACACATCCGGTTTGTCAACCCAACGCTGGGGCTGGATGAGACGAAGCTGCTCACCGACGGCACCATCCAGTCCCCGGAGTTTGTGTTCTTCGGCGGCCAGGGAGCCACGTTGGAGCTGTGGTGCGACACCGGCACGGGCACGGTCTCGGTGGATTTCAGAGTGGGGAGGCTGTGAGGGATGTATAGCATTTACGCGGACGGCGTGTGCATCTACAATGATGTGTTCTCGTTGGATGACATGAAGGTGGTCAACCCCAAGCTGACGCTGGAGGACAGCGCGGCCGGGTCGCTGGAGATGGCCCTTCCCCACACCAACAAGGCCTACGACAGCATTGTCCGCATGGTCACGGATATTTCCGTGAAGAAAAACGGAGAGGAGATTTGGGCGGGGCGGGCGCTTTCGGAGAGCAAGGACTTCTGGAACAACCGGGTGCTCTACTGTGAGGGGGAACTGGCGTTTTTCAACGACTCCGTTCAGCCTCCGGCGGAGTATGCCGGAAAATCGATTCGGGAGTATCTGGAGCAGCTGATTGCCGTTCACAACTCCAAAGTCGGCGCCAACCGGCAATTTGCCATCGGCGCGGTGACGGTGGTGGACGAGAACTTCCCCACCTACTACACCAATTACGCGAAGACGATGGAGCTGCTCAACGCTCTGGTGGAAACCTACGGAGGCCATCTCCGGGTCCGGAAGGCGGATGGGGTGCGGTATCTGGATTACCTGAAGGAGTACCCTGACACTTGCAGTCAGGTCATCCAGTTCGGGTCCAATCTCATCGACTTCACCCGCAACTGGGATTCCACGGAGTATGCCACCGTGATTATTCCGCTGGGCAGCCGGCTGGACGACAGCCCCATCGAGGCGCTGGACGCCTACCTGACGGTAGAGAGTGTGAACGGCGGCAGCCTCTATGTCCAGTCGGACGAGGCGGTGAAGCACTACGGCTGGATCGCCAAGACAGTCAGCTGGGACGATGTGAGCGACCCGGAGGCGCTTCTGGAAAAGGCCAAGGAGTATCTGGCAGACCTCCAGTTCGACAACCTGGAGCTGGAGCTGAGCGCGCTGGATCTGCACTATCTGGACGTAAACACAGAGGCGGTCAAGCTGTTAGACGAGATCCGGGTCATCTCCCGCCCCCACGGCCTGGACCGGATGTTCCCGGTGACCAAACTGGAGATTCCATTGGATCGCCCGGAGAACACCCGGTTCAAAATGGGGGATTCGGTACAGCTCAGCCTGACCAGCGTGAACAATCAGACCAATGCCGCAGTGCTGGAGAAGATCGAAAACTTGCCCAAGGCCCACTCCATCCTAAAGGAGGCCCAGGAAAACGCTACGCACATCATGAATATGGCTACTACGGGCTATATCACCATCACCCGGGATGAGTACGGCTCGGACACGCTCTACATCTCCAACGTGCGGGACTACACCAAGGCGGACAAGCTGTGGAAGTGGAACATGAACGGCCTTGGGTACTCCAATGATGGAGGCAAGACTTTTGGGCTGGCCATGACCATGGACGGGTCCATCGTGGCCGACTACATCAATACGGGCGTGCTCAATGCCGATGTGATCCGGGCAGGCGTGCTCAAGGACGTCGGCGGGAACTTTTCCCTGGATATGAAAACGGGCACGCTGACCATGAAGAAAGGCTCCATCAACATCGGCGGGAATTTTATCGTGGATGAGCAGGGAAATCTGACCGCACGGCGGGGCACCTTTGCCGGAACGTTGCTGGCCGCCAAGGGCTCCTTCGGGGGCGTGGTGCAGGCGGAGGATTTTCTGGACCCCTATGGGAACAGCATGCTGACGGGCGACAAGTTCAAGGCGGACTATCTGGACCTCTACGGCCTGAGGGTGACCAACAAGAGCACGGGGGTGGTGACGTTCGCCGTGAACCCCAACGGCCTTGTCACCATCAACGGCAGCGTGACCATGGGCGCCGGGAGTAGCATCAACTGGGCCCAGGTAAGCAACCAGAACATCAATTCCAATCCGGCCTATTCCATGGCCAACGACGCCTACAATCTGGCGGACGAGGCCTATGACTACGCCGACGACGCGTACTCCCGGGCCGACCGGGCGTACAAGCTGGCAGACTCCATCGAGATGCCCGGCTACATTAAGAGCACCTACATCGACCAGACCACGATCCGTTCCCCGGTCATCGAAGGCGGAGAGTTCTACGGCGAGGAGTTCAACATTATCGCCGGGAGCGACTTTGGGAGCTTCAACCTCTACGGTCCCCATGGAAACAGCCGGTTCCACATGCTGGCCATCGAGTATTACGAGGGGGATGCCCCCTACATTAACATTTACAGCCCCTGCGGAGGCTATATCACGATCGGCAGCCGAGGCAGCGGCGGTGTCGTTTACTTTGAGGGACATGTGGATTTCAGCGGTGCGACCGTCCGAGGTCTGGATTTTGGAACAGGAGAATAATGCCGTTATGAAGAAAAAATTGAAAAATTCCGAAGTGCTCGTATATCTGAAGTCGCTCAAGCCCCTGCTTGCCCGGCGGGACAAGATCGGATATGTGGTCGCTCGGAATTACCGCTTTCTCTCCAATTCCATCGTGGAATTTGACACGATTCGGCTAAGCCTCATTGAGAAGTATGGCGAGGCGGGAAAGGATGAGAGGGGCGCGCCGACCTATATGCTTAAGATGGATTCCCCCAACTTTCAGCAGTTCTGCGACGAGCTGGCCCCGTTCAATGAAATGGAGCATGAGGTGGAGCTGATGATGGCGAAGTATGACGACGCCGTTGGAAATTTGTCGGGGGAAGAGATTCTGGCGATTGACTGGATGCTGGTGGATTAGGAAGGGGTGAGTTGATTTGGCCGACATCAGCAGTTATCTAAAGAAAATACTGGAGGCTATATATGGCGAGGAGGTGCGCGGGTCCATCCACGACGCCCTGGCCGCTATGAACAAGGAGTCCTCCAGCGCGATGGAGTTTGCGGCCACGGCCAAGGACTCTGCCACCGCCTCCGCCGAGAAGGCCAAGACTGAGGCGGCCACCGCCACTCAAAAGGCGGAGGAAGCCCTGGATTCCGCCAAAGACGCCCAAACATCCGAGGAACGGGCCAAGGCCTCTGAGACCCAGGCGGGACAGTATTCTGACAACGCCATCGATGCGGCAAGCCGTGCTAAGGAGTCGGAGACCAATGCGGCTGATTCGGCGGAGGCGGCGATCCAGAAGGCCCGGGAGGCGGAAGAATTCAGGAATGCCGCCGCGTTCAGCGCGGCCGAGGCAAAAGCCGCCGAGGAGCGGATCAAGAATGTCAAGAACGAGGTAGAAACTCTGGGCGGCCAGACAGCGGCAAATGCGAAGGCTGCTCAAGCCGCCAAAGAGGCCGCCGAGGAGGCAAAGGCGGCAGCCAAGCTCAGCGAGACCAACGCCAAGGAGTCGGAAACCGCCGCGCTGGGGGCTAAGGAGGACGCCGAGGCCGCAAGTGGCGAGGCTCTGGCCGCCAAAGAGAGCGCCAAAGACGACGCCCTCTCCGCCGCGCAGGCCAAAGAGGACGCCGAGAATGCCAAACTGGCTGCGGAAGAGAGCGCCGGAAACGCCGCGGAGAGCGCTTCCAGGGCAGAACAGTACAGTGGGAAACCGCCCAAGCCTCAAAATGGAACCTGGTGGATCTGGGACGCGGAGACGGGCGCATACTACGACACAAAAATCAGCTGCGAGCTGCAGGGCCCCATTGGCGTGGGCATCGAGGACATCCAGCTGACCGAGGGCGACCACTCCCCCGGCAGCACAGACGTTTACACCGTGCATCTGACAGACGGGTCCTCGTACAACATCTCGGTCTACAACGGCCGGAACGGAACGGGCGCGGGGGACGTGCTGGGCATCTCCTTTGACCTGGTCATCCCCAAGAACGGGTGGAAGGACGGGAGCGTCACCGTTGCCGACAGCCGGCTTTTGGCGCTTGGCACGCACAAATATTTTCTCACTGCGGAGGAGGCCTGCAAGGAGGAGTTCATCGACTGCAACGTGCAGCCAAAGGACATCACCGCCTCCGGCTTTCTCATGTTTACCTGCGACACCGACCCGGCGATGGATCTGACGGTTCATCTCATCCGGTTCGAGCTGTCCGGCAACGGGGCTATTCAGTAAGGAGGTGCGGCCCGTGGAAATCGCAGTCAAAGAAACCTATGCCCATATGCTCAAGGATGAGAGCCTGGTGCAGAACGCCGAAACCCTCTACATCGTGGAGTTCCTCTTTGATAAAAGCTGGGATGGCTACACAAAAACGGCCATTTTCAAGGCCGGCAGCGTGGAGCTGTCCGTGAAGCTGACGGACGACCGTTGTATCATCCCCGCCGAGTGTTTGAAGCAGGCGGGGGTCAGTCTTCACATCGGCGTGTCCGGCGTCAAGGGCGCGGAGCAAAAAGATACCGTATGGTGCCTGACCAGCCGCATCATGTATGCTGTCGATGCAGCCCAGCTGGTTCCGCCCTCTCATTCCGGAGGAGACATACGGGCTCAGATTCTGGAAGTCATCCGAGAGAACACGGCTACGGACGAGGAAGTGGACGCAGCCCTGGACGACGCGTTCGCATCCGACTGGACGCCCCCGGACGACCCGGAGCACCCGGGGAATACGGCCACCGACGAAGAGGTGGAGGACGTTCTTGACGATGTTTTCGGCGACGAGCCGTAA